ACCCTCGGAGCCGGGCTGTCTTTCAGTTCCGGAACGCTGAACGGGGCGTTCCTACCCCTCACCCTGACAGGCGCAACCGAAGTAAACACCGCCGGGCAATCGCTACGGTTCCGGGACGCGGGTGCATACCCGGATGTGTTCATGAACACGAATTATTTCATTGCTTCCAGTTCGGTAAACAACTACGTGGATATTGGGTCAGTGGCCAACCGTGTCCACGTTATCAGCGACGGCCTGATCGAACTCAATAGCTCGGTGAACACCTCCCTGATTACAACCGGGCGCTTGCTCATAGACGGGGACAGCACTGTGCTTTCCGGCACCTTGCCCGTAAACACCAACGCCACGCACGTCTTGGTACGGGACGCGGTTACGGAGCGGGTGGAGGAAAAGGCGATTTCGACAATAGGAAGCGGGGTGTATTTGCCGTTGTCGCTTGCGGGTGCTACGGAAGTGGTCACGAATGGAAACCAGTTGACTCTTAGAGATTCAGACACAAACCCCTATATGGCGATCACTTCCGGAACATGGGAAGCAGGGACATCAGCAGGAACGCTTATCAATCTAACGGGGGCAGATGTGAGCATAGATGCGGGCGCGACAGGTGGGGACATTGCAATGTATGCAGCCAACACGTTAAGCATTGAAACAGAGAACAATATCAATGTTGTTACCAATAGCGGGAACATAAGCATTCAAGCAACATATAATAGCGGCAGCGAAGACGTAACCGTTTACGCACCGGACAAACTAAGTTTGCAAGCTGAAGGACAAATTGAGATGCTGGCAGACGTAAATTGTATCGGCGAAATGGCGGTACCTCACATGGTCGGAAACTCGGCGGCACCGACGTTAGGAATCGCCAACGCCGGAACGGGTGCGACTGTTACGGGTTACAGTTCAGAGAACAGCATCTTATCAGGCCGATTCACCTTCACAACTGGCACGGGCGCTATGGCAGGCGGAAATGTAATAACGGTAACGCTTTCAGGTGCACCGCTTTTCCCGCAAATTCCAATCGTTCAAATCGGAGCCGACGCAACAAAAGATACAGCGGGTGGATTGGCGGCTGCCGTGCTTTTGGGTGCCGGAAAGGCTGTCCCTATTGCAACAACAACATCAGCTTTCGTCCTATACATAGACGCGACCGGGCTTGCAAATTCAACGCGGTACGACTTCACGTATACGATTTCATCAGCTAATTAATCAGACATGAAAAAGATACTTTTCCTACTTGCATTCATCCCCGCGCTGACACAGGCGCAAGAGCGAAGCCTCGACACCGACAGCCTCGGAGCGCTTACAAACGTGGCGGGCGTGTTCTTCCAAACCCGATTCCTTGTGTACAGTAACGGGGAATCAGAAACCTACACAACCCGCATAGGCGATACCGCGACGGTTCGCAACTTCCTGACCAATCAAGTGATCGAAACCGGAAACGTGTTTGCACAGGCAGCTGTAATCGTAATGAACCGATCCAAATACGTGAACAAAATCCGGGACATCGCCGGGGCCGCAACAACCGCAATCGGAGCCGATGTTTTTAAGGATATTCGGGCTTTGTATTACACCGAATTTGTGGATTCGGCGCTGACCGACAAGGCATGGACGTGGCGAAACGGGGGCAGCACCGACCTCCTGATCCGGTACATGGCAAACGGGAATCTCCGGGTTTCGGGCCTGCCGGGGATCAGTGGTGCAACCCGTAACCTCGATATGTTCGGGGCGAACTGGATCAGGATACAGAACTACCCGACGGGATCAGTCACGTACCTATACCGATTGCGCCGGGGCCGCTGGTTTACGATAGACCGCGCGATTGAGCTAAGAATGACGGGCATAAATTTAAACGGAACGCAATGAAAAAGTACACCATTGCGCCCGGCAAGCACGACTTTAAGCCGACGGACAGCTTCGCCCTTTCCTCGCCCCTGATCCGGGACAGGACGTTCCGGGTAAAGTTCGGGGCGGATTGTAACTACACCTTGCCCGGCGAAGACCAGGACGACTGGAACAAGGGCGGGGGCTTCTCCTTCTCCTTGTTCTCAAACACCAAAGAGGCAATTATGTGGGCGTGGCGGTGGAATCCGGTAATCGAAAGAATCCAGCTTTGCGCGTACTGGCACGTCAAAGGCAAGGCGTTTTATGCAGAAACCGAAAACGATTTCCCCTTTGCCGTGGCGCTTGATCAGGAATTTACCGTGCGCATTTATAAGCCGGGCGTGAAGTGGCACGTAACGTTTCAGACGATAGACGGAACCAAGACGATAGAAACGACGGCACAGGGCCGCCCGTGCCGCCCCATCGGGCTATGGTTCGGGGGCAATCAACCGGCTCCCAAAGCAATGACCGTATTTATTGACAAACTATAAAAACACAACCATGAAAAAATGGAATTGGAGTAAAATTATGCAGGCTATCCTTTTGCTGATCGGCGCAATTGGTGGCACTGCCTACGGACTTGAAACGGCAGGCGTGATTGATTTGAACCCCGAACCCGTACAAGTCCAAAGCGAACCCCTCGCAGCCGTGCCGGGTGCCCCTGTATCCTACACGGCGGACGTGGTGGTTATCTGGAAGAAAACAAACACGGCGCTACCTGATGCGCAGTATTTAGCCGTCACGCACCGGATAAGCCTGCCAACCGCGCCCAATATCGGCAGCGCGTTTAACGTCGTCCGGGACAGTTTTGTAAACGGAAAGATCAAAGCGCCGGTGGATGATTTTGTCCCGGTGTACGGGTACTCGGTTGTCGTTGTGTCGCGGTCGGGTAAAACGCTGGCGGAGCCGCCGGGAAAGACTACACCCCCTACTCCTGAAACAAAGTAAAAAAGCCCGCGCTTGTGGCACGAGCTTCTCAATATAACCCCAAAAAACCAAATGAAAACCAAAATGAAAAATCAAACCTAAAACCCTATCGGCTACAAATATAACCGCATTCCACCAAATGTGCAAGACATTTTTTTCTATCTGTCCCTCCCCCTACCGTTGCCTTCACGGGCGCGGTAGGTTTTTTGAAAATAAAAATAACAACCATGAAAGTTAAATTCCTTTCTTTACTTTTTACCTGCCTTGCCCTTGTCGGCTTTGCGCAGGAATCGGAGCCGGATTTCATCCTCCCTCCCTTTACCGCCGAATACGACGCCACCCGCACCCTTGCCCAAACCGTGGATTACTGGCACCCCCTGATGGAATCAGACCAGGCGTGGAACAAAAGCCGGGGGGCGGGGACGGTTGTCTTCATCCTTGACACCGGGCAAAACCCACACCCTGACCTTAGCCAGAATGGGCAACAGCACAACTTCAACACCACCCCCGAACCGATGGCGGATGGCAACGGACACGGCTCTTATTGCGCCGGGGTTATCGGTGCGCAGAATAATACGTTCGGGGCGCTGGGTATTGCCCCTGATGCTATTATCGTTTCCGGCAAAGTCATGCGCAACAACGGAACTGGAAGCAGTACGGAGATTGCGGCGGGGATCAGGCGGGCGGCGGATGTTTACACCGCCAATTTCAGCAGCTACGTCGGCATAATTTCTATGTCGTTTGGCGGGGGTTCCCCTATGCCCGACGTGGAGGAGGCGCTATTGTATGCCGCATCAAAGGGCATGGTCTTAGTGGCAAGCGCCGGTAATTCCGGCTTTGGCGGAACGGGTAATACAATGGGCTACCCCGCCCGGTACGAACCTGTTATTTCCGTTGCCGCCATTGGTCAGAACCTTACCCCCGCCCCGTTTTCAAGCGGCGGGGACGGGCTGGACTGTACCGCCTTCGGGGTTTCGATCTATTCCACAAACAATAACGGTGGTTATGCCCGCGTTTCCGGCACCTCGTTTTCCGGGCCAATGGTCGCGGGGGTTTGCGCGTTAATCGGATCGTACCACAAAACCGCACTACTAACGGGCGACAAAACCAAGATAAACGAACGGGTGCAGGAACACCTGCGCAAGTACGCCACCGACCTGACGGGTACGGGCTACGGCGCGGGGTGGGATAACCGAACGGGGTACGGCCTGCCAAAAGCCACCGTACTGGATAAAGCACTTCCCGGCGGCGGCGGTACAAATCCGCCCCCACCAACGCGGGCGGCAAGAAACATAAACGTAACGGTACCGGATTCCTATGTGATGCAGTGGAGGCCTGAAAATAGCGAGGTGTTTCAAACGCTGAATTTGAAGTTTGAGGTAAGGCACCTAAGCAAAAAGAACGCTGTTCCCGCGCATCAGGACGCGGTGGGGTGGGTTGCGAACTTCTTCTTTCAACGGGGATTTATCCTCATGGCGAACGATGATGAATGGGAAGCGCTGTTTTGGGCGCGACACTTTACGGAAGTAATCAGCAAGGTACAGGGCGTCCCGCTTGTTTGCATGCGCCTGACTGCGACAACGGAAGGCGGGCAAGTGTTTACCCTATCCGACAACGAAAGGCGACAGGGACAGGCGACGAAGGTCAAGGCTGGGGTGAAACGGGGGGTTATGACGGTGAGCTTTTCGGGGGAGTAGGAAAATAAACAGCTTCCACGCCTTCGATAAGGTATTGTAACTGTGCCTTCATTATTTCCCCGGCAACGGCGGTATCGTACTCAACGAACCATTGCTCGCGTTCGCCTTGTTCAAAGTTGCGGGAATGCACCACAGTGGAAGCCATAAGGTTGCTATCCTTCACAAGGACAACGGCGTGGCGGAGCGATTGAATTGTGGCGGCGCGGGGGTGCGGGCCTGCCAGCAGGTAGAACTCGATATTGCCGTCTTTTATTCTTGCTACCCTTGTGCCAACAGGTAGATGAGCTAATTGCGCTTCGGTGAGCCTTTTCATTTTTGAATTAGTTTAGTTAATTAATAGTTCAAATTTACCCTCACCCCCGCAACCGTCAAATTATTACCGACCATCCGCCCCGAAAAACCGACAGAAGTACCAAAAACTCGGTTTATCTGCATACCACACACAAACGTATTATGAAAGCTAAACTCATACACATGAGCAGATTAACCAAATTTGCATTTTGGGCTGAATCGGTATTATCACAGTTTGCCGGGTTCCTGATCCAGTTCTTTACCCCCCTTGCCCCATTCATCCTGGTAACGACATTACTGGTTTTTATAGACCAGTTCACCGGGCGGCGGGCGGCAAAGAAACGCGGGGAACAAATCACGAGCGGCGGCATGAAGCGGACAATCGAAAAGCTGGCATTGTACCTGCTTTCCCTTGTCGCAGCCGAGGCCGTGTACCGGGTGTTTCTCATGCAGTCTATTCCGCAAGCGCATTTAACCTACGGGGTTGCGGCGCAAATCGCATTCACCGAACTGAAAAGCAACTTGGAAAACGTGGGGGAAGTGACGGGAACAAAGATCAACCTCATCACTATGATCCGGTTTTGGAAAAGGTAGGCATTTATAAATTTACATAAATTTACACAACCATGAAAGAGACAACAGAATTGGGCGCATGGATTGCGCAAACGTTTGGCATTCTTTTTATGAAGCTAAAGGACGGCTTCCAGCCCGGCGAGGATTTATTGGCGTTGCTCCCGCAACTCGTTACGGCAAGCCCTGCATTTTCCGGGCTGCAAGCCCTTGACGATGAGGCGGCGAAAGCGGACGTGCAAAGCGTGGATGATTTGTTCGCTTTGATGGCGACGCATTTGGTATCGGGTGGAATGAACCCGCTTGTTGCCAATGCCATCACGTCGGGTTTGAAAGCGGGCTACTTGGCTTATTGCGCATCGTTGCAACGCGCACCCACACCCGAAGCCTAATTTCATGGGATGTACCAACAGGTACGTTACGCGCCGGGCAGGAATGGAAACGCCCGGCGCTCTTTGGGGAGGCCAGGCTTTCTCCTTTAGAATGACCAATCGTAATGATAATCGCAAACTCCAAAAATCACGTTTACTTTAGGACTTCTTTTGGCGCCTCGCGTTACGCCATCCACAATGTTTTGCGGCATGATGTCTTCGTCATAAATTTGCTTAAATAGCAGAGGGTTGTTTTTAGACAACCAGATTCCGATATAATCAGAGGGGATGGTTTTTATAAACTCTTTGGTAAAAACCACCTCAATGTAAGGCTGCACCCAATTACCATTTTTAAATACCAGCGTTTTGAAATAGCCGCTTGGTTCGTGCTTCCAATCTTGGTGGCCATGCTGCTTGTTGGTTCGGTCTGCGCTGGTGTTGCAGGTTTCAATCTTTACAGTCAATTTTTTTTCATCCCATTCGCGCACTATGCCCACACTGCGGTCTGAATAGCTTAGGAAAGTACAGTATTCGCCAACCACAGGAACGGTTGCATTGTTGCTCATCAACTGGTTTTGAAAAGAACCAGCGCGGCCTACTCTTTGGCCTTTCTGCGTTAAACTTTGCGTTGTCATTGTCGTAAATTGTTGATTGTTAATGATACTACAAATATACCACCACCCGCCCACGAAACCCAAAAACGATCTACCAAAGTCGGCAGTTTATAGACGAATGCAACCACCCGCCCGACTAATCTTCAATTAACTTGTACCCCGCACACCGCCCTGGCTTACCGAGCCGGGTGGTGAAGCGTATTACGTAGCTTTCTATCTTGTACCCCTGCTTTTTCAGGTCAAAGATACGGGCGGCAAGACGGTGAACGCCATACTTTTCGCGGGCAACCATATCGGTAATCGAGCCGCGTTTTTTCAGGTGGGCAAGGATTTGGTCGCGCTGGTTCATGCGTTTTCGTGTTCATACGGGCCTAATACATCAAATTCGTATTCATTCTCCACCCCCCCGGCTACCTTTCCGCCACGGGTTATGATCCAGCAGTTACTACCCTCTTTTATTTCTGCCCTGTACCCGTTTGCCCGAAGCCACGCGGCCTGCTGTTGTACCTTTGCGTCAGTTGCCCCCCGGTAAGTCGAAGCCGCCCGGAAACGTTTCACAAAAGCCTTAACGGCTTCGCGGTCGTCCGGGCTGGGGTAAGCGGCATCCCCTACCCCGGCCCCGGTGTCTGTCTGTTTTTCTGTTCTGTGCGCGTTCTGTCCGACTTCTGTCTTAATATCTATGTTCTGTGTTTTTTCTGTCCAATTTCTGTCTAAATTCTGTTCTGCCCCCTCCCGGCTCCGTTCTTTCTGTCTTTCCGCGTCCCGGTTCCAGTGTTCTCGCTCCCTGATCTGTTCGGGGGATAGGGTACGGCCTAATGCGTCTGTCTTGGTTGCTGTGCGGGGGAGAGTAGCCACAATTGTACCGTCCCCCTGCACCTGGAAATCTACACGATCCTTTACGCCAAGCGCACGGGCAAGGCCGGAAAGCATACCCTCGTTTGCCTTGCTTCCAAATGCGCCGAAAACCTTACCCGCGCTGACTTTCGGGGTTAAATTGTCGCCCGTTGTGACCTCGTATATCTGCACCATAAAGCAGGCCACCACGAACATTATGCCCGCTGCCCACATGATAAAAACCATCATTCCAACCCACCGGCCCTTTTGCGTTTCGGCACCTGTTACCTCCTTTTCAAGTAGCGCAATTGCTTTCCCGTTTGCCGCATCCACCTTGCCCCCGCTTGTCTTAACGAAGGCCGCCAGGGCGTTTTCTGCTTTGGACAGATTCTTTTCTGCCTTAGACAGATCGCGTCTGTGTTTCTGTGCAGCGCGGGTTTCCGCTTTTTGGACTTCTGACTTTGCCCATGCGTTCCCGCCCGATGCAAGCCGTCTCAATTCACCTGAAACGGAAGCGGAGACAGAGGTTTTCTGTGCGTTTTTAACTTCCGCCAGCGCGGTTTCTGCCCGCTCCACGGCGCGGTCGTATGTCTTTCTGTTTGACTCGAACGTGTTGTTGTTGCCGGCCACAATGTTACCGAAAACGCCGGTGTCTGCATCGGCTGCGAGGGCGTCTCCAAGTTCGGGGGAAACAACCAGGTTTGTAAGCAGCGTTCCGGCGAACATTACCACCGCCACGCCCACAGCGAGCAGGTCAAAGAAACGCATAGCCCACTTGCCCTGATCCAGTTTTACAGCCGGGGTACGAACGCCAAACCAGCCCAAAACAACGGACACTGCATAGGGAAGGAATACCAGGATTTTGCGGTCAAGCAGGAAGTAAAGCCCGAACCCGGCGGCAATGGCGGCGATCCGGTGCAGGGTAGGAGAAAGGATTTCGGCAAGCTGATTCCAGTTCATTGTCAACTGCCAGCCGACTACGGCGGTGCCGAGGGCTAAGACTACGTGCGCGGCCATCATTACGGCGCGGGCATTGGCCGCTATGTCGCGGCGCGGGTTGTTGTGTGTCATGTTTTTCTATCTGTCATAGTTAAAGAATTTACAAATATAAGTCAGAACCTTGACAGATACAACAGAAAGGTAATTCTGTGCGCACATAGAAAGAACAGAATTTCTGACTTGTCCCCATTTTTTGATTCTCGGTCGGTAAAACCCACTCGTTCGTCGAACACTTTGCCCTTAAAATATTTTGCGCTTTATCTTTGTAGTATCAATTAGCAATCAAAAAAACTTTCAACGATGAAATTAGCACAGGACGAAACGGGGTACATTTTAGTGGGCGACAGCCACCCGACTGAATGCTTTGCAGGCGGCGAGGAAGCGGTAGCCGCCTACGCAAAGGCAAATGAAACCATTAACGGGTTTTGGAGGTCTGTTAATTCAGGTGCAAAAGTTACCTGCTGCGAGGTAGTGGTAGGGGAATACCGTTTCAAAGTATGCGTTGGTATGCCTGAACACATCGAGGCCTACATGGACTATGTAGACCCCACCGAGGCACCCGCCCCGGTTGAACCCGAAATGCAGTACATCAACCGCCGGGAAAGTGACGGAGCATTGTGGCCTACGTTTTGCCCGATCACGTCACCGGGTTGGGTGCAGATCGGCGCATACCCGATTGCGGGGCGGCACGAGGTGGGGGATACGGTGCTGATCTTTAACGGGTACACAGACACAGCCGAAGCTATGACAAAAGACACGGTAGTGGGGTACTTAAACGGCACGGTTCGGTTAGACGTGTTCGATATTCCCCGCCCGAATGTGTCTTACATCAACTTCTCGAAAGGCGACCACCTCACGCCCGAAGAGCGCGAAGCGTGGCACCAAGAAGCTACGGGCTACCAAGAAAGCTATTATTCAACTTTTAATCAATAACTACTATGGCAACCATTGCAACAGTAAAGTATAACGACCTCCGGGACACCAAGAACGGGCAAAAGCGGGCGCTAAAAGTAGAAGCCCCTGGCCAATCCGAAATGGTAACGATCTGGTTAAACCCGGATCAAGGCGAACACTACAAAAAAGGCGACCAAATCGGCATTGAGCAAAAGGGCGCGTTTTGGAACATGTGCAAAGACCAACCCACCACCGGCGCTCCGATTCCCCCCGCCCCCGCAACGCCGCCGACAGGCAACGGGTACACGCCGCCGGTTGCTGACCCCGCTACGTTATTGCGCCGTGCGCAGGAATACACTACCCTGTATTTGCAAATCGCCCGGCAGGTTCGGGAAGACGCAACGTTCGCAATGGAACCGGGGCAAGTTATCGCAAGCGCCGCCGCTACGATCTTCATTCAATTACGCCCTTAACTCATCCCTTTACCCGCCGGGGGCCTGAACGGGTGCCCGGCTAAAAACTTACACCGTGACAGACCTACAACTTTCAATAGAGCAATTCAACCCGCCCGTTGTGGTTGCCGCTGATCTTACCCTTGCCTTCAAAGACTTCTTTGCCCAAATGAAGCAATGGGAAGAAAAAGCCGCTACCCTGATTGTCAAAGATGAAACCCAAACCGGGCTAATGTTTGAGGCCGGGGTAGCACGTAAAGCCCTTGCCGCTATCCGCATCGCCGTTGAAAAGCAGCGCAAGGTGATGAAAGAGGACAGCCTTCGCACCGGCCAAGCCATTGACGGCGTGGCGAAGATGATGAAAGAACGCATTGAGGCGGTAGAGGCACACCTTGCCGCGCAGGAGAACTTCATCGTCAACCGGGAAGCCGCCCGCGTCGAAGCCCTGCGCGTGGAACGGTACAATTTAATCCTTCCGTACCTCGTGCCGGAAATCCTGCCTACTCCGTACCCTGTATGGGGCGAAATGCACGAAGATGATTTTGCCGCAACTTTACACGCCGCGCAAGATAAAGCCCGGCAGATCGAAGCGGAGCGGCTTGCACGGGTCGAAAAGGAACGAGCGGAACGGGCGGAACTGGAACGGTTGCGGGTGGAGCAGGTAGAGCGGGAAGCCATTCTTGAACAAGCGCTTGCCGCGCAACGTGAAGCGGAACGGGAACGGGATGAACTACGCAAGGCGCAAGAAGCCGTGCAGTTCATTCACGCGCAAGACAAGCAACCTACCCCGCCCGCGCCGGAGGTAGAAACGCCACCGGCGCAAACCGACCGGGAAAAGCTCCGGGCGTATGGCGCGGGGTTGTTACAGGTGCCGTGCGCACCGATCCAAGACCCTGCGATGCGGAAGGTATTGCAGGACGTGAAAATCCTGCTGGCAAAAGTTGATAAATTCATCGAACAAAAAACAGCGCAATGAACAAACACAAATTAAACAGCGATGAAAGGCTTGCCGCCATGCAGGAGCGGATTGACCGCCTTTCCGATCATTCCTCACTTGCACAGCAGATGCAGGTTTGCGCACGTGACCGTGACACATTTGCGGATATGCTTAATTGTGTAATTGATGAGCGGGATGAGTTGCGGGCAAGGGTAGCGGAACTGGAAGCGCGGATTGTTGCATTGCAAGAATCGCTTGCGCCTTTTATGACCGTTAAAATTAACAACCATGAACGATAGATGCACCTCCGCCACCGCCCGGCGGTTGAAAGAACTGGGCTTTGAGCAACCAGTCCCGGCACCGGGGCAGGTGTGGTATGATACAGAAGGCGACGCCCTTATCGTTTTTCGTGTCACCGGGTCGCAGGTGGAAAGCGTTACCGACAAAGAGGGCGTAGTGCTTCCTGTTGTGACGGGGCTGCACTGGATGCGCACCCGGTTTACCTACGCCCCCACCGCCCCGGACATCCTGCGGGAGTTGGGGGCGGGGCATGCGCTTACCAATTCAATAGACGGGTCAACTTGGCTATGCGATTTTATGGAATCCACAGCGCAGACCACACCGTTCCACAAAGTTACGCTTCTTGCATTTCACGAAAACCCCGCCGAAGCCTGCGCCGAGGCGTGGGAGGCAAAACAGAAACAGCCATGACCGAACCGATTAAAAACGTATCTGACCTCCAAATACAGGAAGGGGTTAAAAACAAGGCGACGGGAGAAATCTATATTGTTGTCCGAATCCTACCAAACGGTTCCCGCGTAGCTGTTCACCATGCCGTTATAACGGGCGATGATTTAGGCAATTGGGAGAAATACATCGGACCATGACCCCGCAACGCATCACCCCCGCCCGCATCACGTCCCCGGCACCGAACGAGGTGGTCGTATTCGGTTCAAACTTGCAGGGGATCATGGGCGCGGGGATGGCCTTACAAGCCCTCGCATGGGGTGCCGTACCAGGTCAGGGACTTGGAAGGGCCGGGCAAACGTGGGCGCTGCCTACAAAAGAAACCCCGTGGAAAACACTACCACTGCCCCGCATCGCAATCTACGTCACGGAGCTATGGCAGGATGTTAAACGTGCGCGTATCATTGAACCCGATACAGTGTTTCTCATTCCCCTTGTCGGGTGCGGCCTTGCTGGTTACACGCCGGAACAGATTGCGCCGTTGTTTCGCCGGTTCCTGGAGCTGGAAAACGTGGCGCTGCCGATTGAATTTATTAACATTTTAAACTGATAGAGCGATGAATGAAATAAACTTTCAAGACGAAAACCACCTTTCCGGCCCCCGTGCTGACTGGGACACCGAACAGTGGCTTACCGAGTTTTTCGAGTTCCTGCAAGGCGAGATGCCGGAAGGGATGAGCATGACGCGCGGTCACGCCCCGAAAATGTCTGCAAAAAAAGCGTTTGCTATAATCTGGTACTTGCAAGAACACATGCGCGTTTTGCCAGACCGAATTGACCAGTGTTGGAGTTGTGGAGAGTTGTTTGATTCGCACTCCGAAGGATTGTATTGGGAAAGCAAAGGCCGTAACTATTGCGGGTGCTGCCAGCACGAAGTCCCTGCAAATTACGACAACAACATGCGCCAATGACCAAACCCTGCGCCCGCATCGGCGTGGGTGGGACGGGGAGGTAAGCCGCGCGGCTCCGGCTTTCCCGTCTCTTTTTCGACCAACGCCCGCATTTTCCCGACCAGTCGAGTTGCGCGCAACGAAAAAAGGCGTATCTTTGTGGGGCTGGGACAGTTAGCAGATGTAGGTCGCCCGTCGAAACGGTGGACGCAAAGGCAGAGACGCCAGCAAAACGAGTGTGTAGCTCAAGTGTTAGAGCGCCGGTCTCCAAAACCGGAGGTTGGGGGGTCGCTCCTTCCGCACTCGCATAAAATAGCGCCCCTATGATCCGGCTTGCCGGGGAGGGGCTAAGGCAAAACACACTATGAGCAAGCCATATTCTTTTTGTAGCTCAAAACGGTAGAGTACCCGGCGCAGTTGCATGGTTTATCCGGTCTCGATAGCCGGCAAAAGGAATATAATTTAAGCCGACCCCGCCCGCCCACAGCGCGGAACGGGGCCGCAACAAGTCCCTGGCTCTTGGAGCCGGGGCAAGACATAGAGAACGATCTTATTCGACGTGGAAAGCGGGCAAGATCGTTGATTATAATTTGTTAGTCGCAAGACGCCCGAAAACCCGGCCTTTCCACCATGCGCCGGGTTTTTCATTTTGTAAACATTATAATCAACGATATGATAAACATTCATCACAACCTGATCAGGGAAGACCTAAAAGTAATAGGTTCCGACGGCCTCACCGTCCTGCTGGTTATCGCCTCGTTTATTGGCAAAGATCGCAGCGCCTTCCCTAAATTTCAGACAGTCAAAACCATGTGCGGGCTATCCAAAGAACGCACTTACAAAGCCATTGCCACCTTGCAGAACACCGGATATTTAGAACGGTCACAAGAGAACATAGCCGGGGAATGGGGTAAGGTGACGTACCGAATTGCCACCGACAAATTGGGTATCTGGATCAATGCAAATGAGTTTGAACTGGAAGAAGAAGATAACCGCTTGCCGGAAAACCGGAATACGGATATGCGGCACCCGGAAACCCGGCAAGCATTAAGTATTGGTCAAGAAGGAAGTATTGGTCAAGATAAAGAGAATGTGCAAAACGATGTTTTGCCCGCTCCCTTTGAAAACTTCTGGGAACAATTCGGTTATAAAAAGAACAGGAAGAAAGCCCTATCCGCTTTTAACCGCCTGACCAAAGCCAATCAAAAACTTTGCGTCGAAATGATCCCGGCGTACCTCCAATTTATCGCCGCCACCGGCACCCCGCAAATGCACCCCACCACCTGGATAAACGGGGAGCGGTGGAACGATGATTTCACTATCCCCGCCGGGGGCAAGAAAGTAGTTAACACCGACGCGGCACTAAAGGACTGCGATCTACCTGAACAATTACAGCCGCTTTACGGCGCGTACATTTCCGGCATGATCGAAAAGTTTCCGGCGCTGTGGAAAAGCGAATGCCGGGTGCTGTCACAAAGCGAATGGGCATTATTTCAGGACGCCGGGCATCTGACCGCCGCGCAGCGCATCGCCATGACTCCAGAGAACGCGGCAAAGGCGCGGGGCGATGTTCACCGGATGCTGAATGAAAAGCCTTTTGAAAGGCAGAACTTTTCCACCGTGTACGATGCAATTGTGGCGGCTTATATTCATGTTTGTAACGGACAAAACGCAACAACGATATGAAACCAATAAGCGAAGTTTTCCACCGTGTACGATGCAATTGTGGCGGCTTATATTCATGTTTGTAACGGACAAAACGCAACAACGATATGAAACCAATAAGCGAAGTTTTCCACGGGGATTGCATGGCGTTTATGTCGGGGTTGCCGGATGGATTCTATGATCTTGCCGTTTGCGATCCGCCCTATGGGATAGGTGAAACGGCAAAAAGGGCAAAAGAAAGGGTGACTAAAAAAGTTAATAAAAAGTGGATAGGCCGAAAAGCTCCTAATTATGGCGGTTCTGATTTGTGGGATAGTTGCCCACCACCGCCTGAATATTTTACTGAACTGAAAAGGATTTCAAAAAATCAAATTATATGGGGCGCAAATCATTTTGGTTTAATGCCGCCAAGTAGCGCGTGGATTGTGTGGTATAAAAAACGATTTGATGAGGTGAATGATTTTAGTGATGCTGAACTTGCTTACACATCATTTAAGACTGGATGCCGATTATTCCATTTTCCGTGGATTGGATTTGGCGCAGTTAACGCTAAAGAACAGCGCATCCACCCCACGCAAAAGCCCGTCGCCCTATATGAATGGATACTGCGCAACTATGCCAAGCCCGGCGACAAAATCCTGGACACGCATTTGGGTTCCCAATCTTCCCGAATAGCCGCCTACAAATTAGGCTTTGACTTTTGGGGCTGCGAAATTGACAAAGATTATATCCGGGAAGGAAACGCCCGCTTTGAAAAAGAAATAGCCATGCCGCTTTTTGATGCTCCGAAACCCGCCCTCCAGTCACACCTAAACTTTGATGCCCTATGACGCCCGACAGCATCCTAAACGTGGAGGTGTCCGCTTACCCGGACTACCACACCACCGAAGCTAAAACAATAAACCTGCTAACGTTCCTGCAAAGCGAAAAGCACCGGGCAAAAGTGGACGCAGTACGTCAAGCCCCCGACAAGGAAAAGAGGGACGCAATCAAAGCAACCCTTCCCGCCATCACCCCGTCCGGCACGTTCACGGCAAGGAGCGGGGACAAGCTGACCAAACACAGCGGGTTCATTCAGTTCGATATTGACGCGAAGGAAAACCCCGGACTTTTCGGAGGGTGCGAAACCTTGCAAGACTATGCCGCCGTAATCAAAGAACTAAAAAACGACATGGGGGCATTCCTTCCGTTCGTGGCATACGCCGCCGCTTCTGTATCGGGCCGGGGGGTATGGGGATTAATCCCGCTTTCCGACCCAACGCAGCACAAGGCGCATTTCCGATCTATGCAGCGCGATTTTGCGCAGATGGGAATAAAGATAGACGCCGCCCCCTCTTCCGTTGCAAGCCTTCGCGGGTACAGCTACGACCCGACCGCCTACTTTAACCACCACGCGGACAAGTACACAGGGCTGGAAGCGGAACAAAGAGCGGAAGCCCCGAAGATCGAACGCCCCGCCCCCGCACAAACCCAAGACGGGTATATCACAGATCAGGAGCGGGTTGAAAAAATGGTTGCCCACATCGCCGGTACGGGAAAGGACATAACGAACGGGTACGAAAACTGGTTTAAGATCGCCGGAGCTTTGTCGTCCGCCTTCGGGGAATGGGGCCGGGCGTACTTCCATGATCTTTCCCGCAACAACCTCGAATATGACGGGCGTAAAACAGACAAGCAGTTCGACGCCTGCCTGCGCGGGAAGGGGTACGGGATCGGGACGTTTTACCAAGTTTGTGAACAGCACGGGTTCAGATACAAAGAAATCGTACCCCTGCCCGAACGATACGACAAGCTGCCGGGGCGGATCATTCAGTTGCCGGGGCAGGAAGGGGAAGAAAAACGCCCGGCATTCGATCCGATGGGGTGGGTTATGTCGCACGAATACGACCCTACCAAACCACGGGTGCAAGTTCCGGCGGTGCTTTCTCTGCGCATAGACGGCAAGGATTACCCGATACTTGGCAAGGGTATGATCTGCGCAATTGTGGCAGAGGAAAAGGCGGGAAAGACAACGCTTGCCAATGCCGCTATCGCCGCCGCAATTTCAGGCTTTCCGAAACTCAACTTTTTTGCAGATATGCCGGACGGGATCGAGTGCTTTGATACCGAGCAGCCCGATTACTGGTTTGAAGGCAACCAGGCGATGATTTACCGAATGGCCGGTCTAAAAGAAAAGACCGCCCGCTACCGGGCTTTCCCCATGCGCCCGCTTTCCCCGGCGGAACGGGTGGCAGTGATTGATGCCCGCCTGCGGGGCCGGAAAGACCTTTCTTTGGTTGTGATTGACGGGTTGGTTGACCTTTGTACGAATTTCAACGATGAGCGGGCGGCATCCGAAACACTCCAGCACTTGATGCGTTGGTCGGATGAAACCGGGGCGGCAATAATCACCATGCTGCACCTAACGAAAGGCAGCCGGTTTATGCGCGGGCATTTGGGGTCAATATTGAAACAGAAAGCAGACAGCGGGATAATGCTTACCCACAAAGAGGGGGAGGCAAATTATGACGTGAGGTGTCACTTTGGAAGATACGCCCCCTTCCCGGCTTGGTCGTTTTACCGGGATCGGGACGGGATGCCGTGCCTTTCGCACCCGGACGCGCTGCCAGAAAGACAAGACGATCCGTACCCGGTGCCGGTGCAAATGTCCATGCCGATTGTTTCCCGGCGCAACGATGATGATGATATTCCTTTTTAATCACTAAAACTTTAAAAGCATGACACATGCCGAAGCCGCTTTCGGCTATTCTGGAAGATGGGTTTGTTATGTTCGATGATTAGATTGCCCCGTCCCCCGCTTTTCCGTCTTGGTCGGTTATTTGCCGGGGTTGGTCGAAGAAAGTTTGTTTTTGCGGGGGCGGGGTGGTATATTTGGGTATCAATTAACTGAGGCACTGCCGACGTGCAACCGTGTAGGGCGCATGGAAGGCAGTGCAGGGTTATGCGGTATTCTTTCACACATTCAACTCAAAAAAATGAGCAAGAAAAAAGTATCAGACTTTGAAATCATGGACAAAATAGCGAGCGAAGGAAGCGCAGATGGTATTGCAATGTTCCCCGACTTATTGCGTGGCAATTTGACAAAAAAAGGAGGCGAGATAACGTTCGGCGTTCCCGCTGATGCGCTGCAATGGACGCTCAAAGGCTCTCATTACTTCATCTTATACGCGGTCAAAAAGGAAGATTACAAACGAGTTAAAGATGAACTTGAAACACCTGCTGATGTAATTCCCGCATAACAACAACCTAACGACAATGAAACCTTATAATAAATTCGCAGACAAATTCGGCAACCAGTACGGGTTTGATAATTACATGGACTTTGCAAAATTCTGGTTCAATCTTTCTTATCGGGTTCAGGTAAGCCACTTTCCAGAAAACCGCGCCGTATTGCAACGCGCCGCTGCAAATTCCAAAGAAGCGAGAACGAAAATCAATTGCCCGGCACAGTAGCAAGACACCTATCCACCGAGGCCACCCCACGCGGGAACGGTGGAGCCGCAAGGCGGCAAGGCCAAACCGAATCTTAACCGATTCAATGACACAACCCGCCGGGCAAATCTAAAGGGGTTTGATTGAAACCCGGCGGGAAAACGGACAGGTGGTGGAATTTGGTAGACACGATCCCCGTATCTTGGCAGGCGAAGTGCAGTCGTTTAACAGCGCAGGATTCTTAGCAGGTAGCCAATCCCGGTTCGAGTCCGGGCCTGTCCACAACAAAGAAGTGTTCCGCAAGTAAACGCCGGATAAAAACAGGGTGGGAGACCCATGCGCGACCGGTGCCGCTCGAAGACGTTCAAGCTCGTGACACCCCGGAAAGACGGGGAAACGGAAAGATGGGTGAGTGGCTTAAACCACCTGTTTGCTAAACAGGAGCGTGTAACAGCGCCGCAGGTTCAAATCCTGCTCTTTCCGCATAGATTACATTTTGTTTCCCCGGCGAACTGCTGCAAAGGTAGCGCCGGGGAGTTTGAAAAGGGCGGTTTGAAACACGGTGTTTCGCTGTCGGCAGACAGACGCGCCAATGTAAGCGTGGAGTGCGCACAATACGCAAAGCATTGGATTTACGTAAGGCGGTTCGAGTCCGTCACCGCGTCCACAACGCACATGGAGAGAGGGGGAGCGCGCCAAAGGGCTGCGGGGAAATTAGTTTGTCGCGCTGGAGGTCGGCACGAATTAGGTCAAAGGTTTTTGTAGTCCCGGACGGGATTGCGATTATCGAGTAACCCTGTTCGGTAGCCCGGCACAAAATGCGGATCGGAAGTATCCTGCCTGTTGGTTTCCGGTAGCTCAAAACAGGACGGCTAAGAGTACTCAAAGGCTCCCCCATAAGTGCGAAAGACGATGCCCGGCTTCGGTCACCGGGAGAATGCGTATGGCCTTGCCGATGCGTCGGTTCTTGGTGTTACTTTAGACCGAAGTAGCCTATCCCTAAACGTTGAGGCAAGCGCCACGCAGAAACAAGAATTGGGTTTTAGATTGTTTGTTAACTGATCCCCCGAACCCGGCCCTGCAAAGGTGTCCGGGGCGGTGGGGGTAAAAACGGGGAACGTGAAAAAGAAACCGATGACGCTGGAAGAATTGCAAGATAAAATAAACAATGCTTCGTGGTACACAGTGCCGGAAGAAGTTTTGTTTAATTACCGCAACGCTGAAAGCAAAGAGCAGACGGCAGAACGGGTGCGGTTGTTCCGGGAGCAAATGCAAGCAAGTCGCAAAGCCGAAACCACCCTTTCCGGCACCCCGAAGCCAGTTCGGTTTCCGTTCCGGTTTGAAAACATTGAAGAGGCACAAATTGAAACCGCATGAGCAGCAATGTAATGTCAGTCGCAGAGTGGCGCAAGACCACCGAAAAGAAAGCCGCCAAGCTCACGCCCAAAGCGCGGGTGCAACAACCGTACAAGGATCAGTCAAAGTACTGGACGCGCATAGCGCTTGATCCGGGAACCAACACCGGCGTTTGCCTGTACCGGGAAGACAAAATACAAGTAATTGAAACGATGCCGATCCACAAGGCGCTGGAAGCCGTAAAAACGTGGATGGATTTATACGGGGCCGATGATATTCTTGTCCGCTTTGAAGACGCCCGCCTGCGTACCTGGTACGGCTCCGATAAGCACGGGGAAAAGAAGAAAGGCGCGGGGAGCGTGGAGCGGGACTGTGCCATCTGGCAGGGCTTTTTAGACGATCTCGGAGTGGATTACGACCGGGTACACCCCCGTGACGTAAAGGCCACAACGGCGGAACAATTCCAAAAGATTACGGGATATTCCGGCAGGACTTCAATACACGCCCGTGAAGCGGCGTGGATGGTGATATGAGAGCAAGATATTCCGCTGCCGCGTTTCAGGTTATTTTCCTTGCCCTCGTTTTGGGTTGGATCAGACTTGTTGACTTACTCCCCGTCCCGGAGTGCTACCAAGTGATAATATTTTTCTTAGTCCCGGCAGTTTGCGCGTTTGCATGGCCGCGAAAAACGGAAAAAGAATCCAAAGCCTAAATGCCCGCCCCCTTCCACATAACGAAACTGGACACCGGCAAAATGTCGGACACGTCTCGCGAAATCTTCCGGGAACAGTTCGCCGTGTTGGAGCCGGGGCAATACTTCGTGCAGTTCAAAACCCACAAAACCGCCCGCTTCACCGCAACCCGGTACAAGTGGTGGTTTGATTGCGTTCTCGGTTTAGCGCTGCCAAAAGTCCGTAACCATTTCGGAATGGCAGACCGGCACGGACAAATCACGTACCCGGACACGGTGGAACAACTGCACCACATCCTGAAAATCGTTTACAACCCCGTCACAATCGTAACGGCGGACGGGACGGGAATCAGAACGGTAGGGCAAAGCACAACGGGGATGCCCGACAAGGATTTTATTGCCGAATTTTGTGAACAAATTATAGCCGACTTCTCCGGCCCCCCTTATTACGCTTTCCCGGACACCGGCTGCCCGGATCGGGAAGAGTGGGCGGATATGTACAACACGGGGGAGTGGCACCAATTCAAACAGAAAAAATAACAGACAGATGGCTGAAAAATCAAACATTCAATGGACAGACGCAACTTGGAACGTTGCCGTCGGATGCAGTAAGGTTGATGAAGACTGCAAATTTTGTTACATGTACCGAGAAAGCATGAATAATACCCGGTACGATCCTAAAGTGGTGAGGAAAACAAAAACGGTTTTCAACTTACCGCTCAAGCTAAAAGAGCCGTCAAAAATATTCACATCTTCTCTAACTGACTTTTTCCACCCGGAAATTGATGCGTTCAGGAATGAGGCATGGGATATTATACGCAGATGCCCGGAACATACTTTCCAAATCCTTACCAAGCGCCCTGAAAGAATAGCTGAATGCCTGCCTCTCGATTGGGGTGATGGATGGGATAATGTTTGGCTTGGAACATCGGTAGGGAGTAACAAAGGCAGACACAGGATTGAGCAACTTGTCGAGGTGCCTGCAAAAATCCGGTTCGTTTCTTTTGAACCGCTTTGGGAGGAGGTGGATTTGAACTTTGATGTTTCAACGCTCATAAAAATTGATTGGGCGATCATTGGCGGGGAAAGTGGAAATGAAACAGGCAAATATCGCTACCGTCCCTGTAAACTGGAATGGATTGAAAGTATGGCGACCGAGCTATATACTTGCGGGACAAGTATCTTTATCAAGCAGCTTGGAACACACTTAGCAAAGGAAATGGGTATGAAAGACCGGCATGGGGGAAATATCGAGGAATGGCCATTCCATTTACAGGTCAGAAACTTTCCAAAGATATGAGCAACCGCATCATCTCCGCCACAATCGAATGTGCCGGAAAAAGAACCCGCTACCCCACCGCCGGGAACCTCGAACACACTAAGCGTATCGGCGCGGAACTCTTGCGCAGGTCGGGCGAAATTATTATCTTTGAGGACGGCGCACCCGTGGCGGCATTCCTGCCAACCGCGTTCTTTGTACCCGAACCAGGGAAGACAGGCATGTGGTGGAAAGGAACGCACAAATGGAAGCCCGCAACGCTTTGCATCACGTCGCTAACCGACGGAGGAGACAAGGTACACGGAAGCGGGGCCTCCGTAACAGAGCCAGTAAAATACAAATTTTAAATGGAAAAAGTGCAAGTACACGAACACCCGATCCCGGACAGGTGGGTGATCGGCACCCTGCAAGAACACGGCGGGGTGGACGTTTTCATCAAGCGCCGGGGAACCGGGGCATATATAGTTACTCTTGCCGGGAACGTGATGGACGCCGGAACCGGACAGTTCAAGAACTGGCAGGAGTTAGTGACGGCGGATGTTTATGGAAGCATGTACGCCGCGTTCGAGGCGTTCCAAAAGTTTTACCAATGACCGACCTATTCAACACAACCAGTTCAGGCAGCGAGTTTTCAGAGTGTCGAAAGTACAGGTATGCGCTTTGGCGGATATGGGACTTATCGAAACCGCTTGTGATGTTTGTCGGGCTAAATCCGTCCACGGCCAACGAAACCACCAATGACCCCACAATCAGAAGTGTAATTCGCATAGCAAAGGCGAACGGGTACGGAGGGGTGTATATGATGAACTGCTTCCCGCTTGTCACCCCCTATCCGGGAGAACTTGAATTAAGCGGGGATATGGAGTTTAATGACTACCGTCTTAAAAAAGTAGCCCGCCTTTGCAATGCAGTTATTTTTGCGTGGGGAACGTTTTCTGTTGTGAAAGAGCAGGGCCGGGATCGGGCTTTAACTGAAATGTTCCCGAATGCCTACGCCCTTGCAATCAACAAAAACGGAAGCCCGAAGCACCCGCTTTACTGCAAAACAGATACAACTTTCGTAAAATGGAATCTATGACCGACCTACACCACCTCCCCGCCTCCGAACTTTGCGCCCTTGCCGAAAAGTGGCTGAAGCGCCTAAAGGCAAGCAAGGGCCGGGACTTGCCATTAAGATTCTTCCCGACGAAAGAACCTGAAACTATGCCCGACCCGTTGGACGTGTTCCGGGAATTGGTGGAGCGGGTGAAGGCAAAGTACTCTGTTTTAGAGTTCGCTGAATGGCTTGCCGATAACCACGCGGGGTTTGCGATTCCAGACATGGTTCTGCAAAAATATTTGAAATCAAAACAGTCTGGCGATGTGGTGGAGAACAGGTAACGACACCCCCGCCCCGCAATGGGTCTACGTCTGCATTCAGTTCCCGTTTATCTTCCTGTGCAAGATCGGGATCGGCGGGAACTGGATTCGCCGCACTATGGACATATCGAAATCAAGCCCCGGTTTCCTGATCCCCGTGTTCCTTGTTTACATTCCACTTGCTTACCAGATTGAGCAGTGGCTGCACCGAAGCCTGCGCCGGCTTAATATCGGGTTTCGGGGGTCAGGCCGGACGGAATACTTTTTAGTTATTGCGGCTTTATTTGCAATCCCCGTCCTTGCCCTTGTGGCCTTCCCCCTTTACCTTGCCCTGCTTCATGCGGCGGTCTATATCGTTTGCGGGGAGATCGTCGCGCAGAACGCTTTAAAATGGATCATTGCACACCCGCTTGCTACCGTGTACTTGATTGCAATGTGCAAGGTCATGGTGATTGCGGGGCAGGTGGTGATGTACCGGGGGCGGGTTTCGAGTCGAAGGTTTGCAAGATTCGCGGGGAAAGCGTAACTTTGATGTCAAAAGCGACAGATAATGCCGAAACTTTCCGATAAATACGAAGCGTTTTGCCAAGAGTATGTAAAAGACATGAACATCATACAGGCAATGATCCGCGCCGGGTATGCCCAAAAATACGCCCACCGGCAAGGGTATAAAGTGTTGGCAAAAGTTGGCATTCAGGAACGCATAACACAACTTCAAGCCACCGCCGCCAAGCGCAACGAAATCACCATTGACCGCATTATTGCCGAATACGCCACTATCGCATTCCTTGACCCGTCCCGAATCTTTGACGATGACGGGAATTGCCTGCCACTCGATCAGATAGACAAGGCAAGCCGCCGCGCCATTGCCCGCATCGTTACGCAGGAGATCGGAAGCGGGGATAATAAGGTAGGGGAAATAAAGCAGGCGATCACATACGACAAGATCAAGGCGCTCGACAGCCTTTGCCGGGTGCTTGGTTTCAACGCCCCAATCAAGCAGGAACACGCCGGGAAAGACGGCCAACCCCTCCCCGGCACCGTGTCTGTAACTATCCTTACCTCCACCCCTCCGATAACATCAGAGGATGACATTACAGAATAAACCAATAGCATTCAGCACCACCCCCGTTTTTCAGTGGAATTACGAGGCCCAAAAGCGCGTGGTTGTCAACCAGGGGGGGAGTAGCAGCGGGAAAACGTATAGCATCTTGCAAGTGCTGTTGCTTCGCCTAATCGAAAAGCCCAACCAAGTCTGCACCGTAGTCGGTCAAGACATTCCAAACCTGAAAAAAGGGGCGCTACGGGACATTGAGCGCATCTTTGCCGACTGTCCCGACCTTGCCCGCTTCGTTGTTTCGCATAACAAGTCAGACCGAACCTATACCTTCCTGAACGGGTCGGTGATGGAGTTCACGTCCTACCAGGACGAGCAGGACGCCAAGAGCGGAAAGCGGGATTACCTTTTTGTAAACGAGGCCAACGGGGTAGCGTGGGAAGTTTATAACCAGCTTGCCATGCGTACCTCCACCCAAATATTTATAGATTACAACCCCACCGCCGCGTTTTGGGCGCATACCCGCTTGCTTGGTCAACCTGACGCCGTGTTTCTTTATTCCCGCTACACGCACAACCCCTTCGCGCATCCGGCCATCGTTGCGCATATCGAAGCGTACAAGCAAAACGACCCGGAAAGCTGGCGCGTGTACGGGCTTGGAAAGACGGGCGCAATACAGGGGCTTGTATTCCCGTCCGTTACCATTGTCCCCGAACTTCCCGCGCACTACCGAAAGCGGGCCTATGGGTTGGACTTTGGTTTCAACCACCCCACCGCCGGGGCGCTGGTTCAGGAAACGGAGGGCGAACTATACCTGCATGAATTGATGTACGCATACGAGCAGTCAAACAAGCAGATAGCCGAAGCGCTCAAAGCATCCGGGGTGGCGGGTAGTGTGGTATGGTGCGACAGTGCCGAACCTCGAACGATTGCCGAACTTCGGGCGCTTGGTATCAATGCGATGGGGGCGAAGAAGGGGCCGGATAGCATTACGGCGGGGATAAAGTTGATGAAGGCGTTCAAGCGCATCAATATTACGGCAGACAGCACGAATGCCCGCAAAGAGCAGCAGAATTATAAGTACAAGCAGACAAAGGACGGGGTGTATTTAGACGAGCCGGTAGACAGCTTTAATCACTACTTCGACGCGGCACGTTATAGTACTGTTATGACGTGGGGCAAGCTCAACACGCTCGACAACCTGCTTTAGTTGTTCGTTTTACCTTGTAATACCCGGCGAACCGTTGCAGGTTGCGACCTACCACAGTGTAAAGGCGGCAGAGCAGGACGCCGAAGCCCTGCACCCGTCCCCGCACTTTCGGGGTACGTTTTCCTAACCTTCGTCTATAAACTGCCTCGATTCGTCGAGTTTTGTTTGAGTTCGGGGCGGGGTTGGGGTATATTTGTAGGGTAATCAGTAAATAACTAAAAACTTAAAGAAATGAAAAATGTAATTTCGGTAAAAGGTCGGTGGAACCGCAACGAGACAATCTCTTACACAGTTGCAATCGGCACCGCTGACTCGCAAAACGGCATTGCCTTTCAGGCAACCGAACGCCGCGAAGAGCAAACTACGCCGTCACCCGTAGAAGACGGCACAGAGCGAGAATATTTTCAAACTATGTTTGCCGGCCAAGCAGACGAAGTTTGGGTAAGCATCATCTAACCACCCTGCCCGGCCTCGCGCCGGGCGCAAACCTTACGACCATGCCACAGACAAAATTACCTACCGTCGCCAATTTCGACGCGACGTTGAAGGCCGCCGGGTTCCGCATGTCCGGCAACGCCGGACACTACCACCTGCCATCTCATTGGGAGGCACTGCACTTGCGAGCAATGGCAAATTGGTTAGACATGCGTCATTCGTACGATTTACACGAAGTTTCCCGCGCTTGCGCCATGCAGTGCCTTTGCCTGTACGTTGAAAACTTTGCGGGATGAAAAAACGCAGTAACCACGGGCACCCGGTAGCCCGCGCAATTATCGGGGGAATGCTACTGTTAGCTGCCTTTTTAATGTGGCTTTCGGCATAAAAAAAAACGCAAGAGGGAGTATATCGCTTTCCGCCCCCGGCTCGCAAGGTCGGGGGCTTTTAAAATTCAAGGACATGAAATTAACTATTCCAACCTGGCCAACGCAGCGGCATATTATTATCAATGCCTCGATATTGCTATTGTTCTTTGCCACTGTCATTTTCTTAGCAATCACATTCACCGCCCCGGAAAACCGGAATGCTGGAACGCTTTTAATTAGCGAAACCGCCCTTTGCAGTGACACTATTTCAGACGGAAGGCTTAATATAAATGGCACACTTGTTTCTATAACCGTCGAAAAAGGGAAGTGTGTATTTGTTACAATTAAATGGTAATCGGAATGAAAAGCAAATACGTTTACGTCGTTGGCGTCTACCCGCCCAACCACCCGGAACTTGCCGGGCAACCCGCGCCTATGCGCATCAAGCGAACCGAAGCCAAACGGGACGGGGCACAGTTTTGGGAGACGCGGGAGGAGTGCGCGGAGTGGTTATCGGCTGACATATTACGACAGCTAAAAGAAAAGTTTCCCGCTGGCACTAAGCAAGGCGATTTAGTCAGGCGGATTGAGGTTATTAGCCAAGAGGCAAAAGAAGTGGCACGCGGGATAAGTACAAACGATTGGGGTGTTGTAGAGCAGGCCATCATGCGCGTTGTTGCACACATTCGGGGACTTCAAACCCCTGGGTTTCCTGATGGTGGTTTTCATTCCACATAATTTCTTGTAACTTTGCAGGAAACAATGCCGCATGATCCGCCCAAGCAATCCTTACAACACCGTCGCTTTCTACGCCACCGATGACGACCAGGCCCATCGGGGGTACCTGCATTCCCCCGTCTCCGTCCTGCCCCCGTTCCAGTTTACGGTAGAGGACGATGGGGAAACGGTGGACACGTGGACACTGCGAAACGTGGACACCGGGGTAGAATCGTCTCAAACCGTCTCACAGATCGAAGTCGAAACCAGCGCGGCGCTTGACCGGGCATGGTTTACGTACAAGGGCGTGGCGCTCACCAATGCCCCCGTGCCGGGTATTTACCAGATCATTGTAACATTGAAAGGCGGGGCCATAATGCGCTCGCAGCGGATTTTTATGTCCCGCATCTTCGACACGTTCGCCACCCCGTCCCTATCATTCACAGATGGCGACTGCCTGACCGACCCGGAAGGGCTTGTCTTTTCCCTGCCTTTCGTCGCCACCTTCGGGGCATGGGGAACGGATCGGGTACTTTTGGACGTAAACGATACGGGTAATTTTATATTCATCGGAAACTTGTCAAACTTCTCCCTGACCAACACCCACCTCGGAACGGCGGGCGGCGCTGCAATCATCCGCATAGAAACAACTACTGTTCTTCCGAACGAACCGGGCGCGGTGAACCGCATCTACCGGGATTATACGTTCACATGGAGCGCGGGCTTTCCCTGCGACGGGGTACTAACGGCAAGCACGGCGGTAACGGAGTACGGGCAGGATATGTACGTCCTGACCTTCACTAACGCCACCGACTTGACCGACCTTAACCTCATGTACCAAACAGGGTACGTGCAAAAGTTTTACTTTTTCGGTTACAGGATAGACCACACCCCCGTCATCGAAGAAGCGTTTGAAACGAACGGGGTTGGGACGCGTTTTTTAGCACAGGCAACCAACCGGGAAGCAGTCGGTTTTGACTTCTGGCCCATGCCCGGCTATGTGCAAGCGGTTTTGCAAGCGGGCGACCAACACGGCACCGTAACCCTTTCCCGGATAGGTGGAACACCCGAAACGATCTACGAAGTGGACGTGGAAAGGAAGGATGTAGCGGGCGCAATATGCCCCGCCGGGGTGCTACGGTTTACGTCCGCGCCCGTAGCGGTGCAGGGGTGTGAAGCCGACTTTGATTTGGATTAATAGTACTTTTGTTCATTTAATAATTTACCCGCCGGGCTTACAGGTTCGGCGGGTTCTTAAAAGCATATAGAAAAATGGCACTAAAACCCCGACACGACCCGACTTGCTTTGTCGGTGCGCTAAAGGTTTCCCGGCTCGTTACCGGCGTAATTACGGAAGTCACACCACACCGGGACGGGTGGCAGATCGAAGGGCTTTCTGATCAATACGGGCAATGGTGCCAGTTTTTCACTACGAACGCGAACACGGCAAACGTGAAGCCGGGGCAGCGGTTCGAGTTAGAGGGTAACACAATCAAAATATTTGCCCCCGTCGAATAATCCCGGCACTTGGTCGGGTTTTCTTGCTTTCCGGGGGCTGGCGGGGTAACTTTGAAAGAAAAACAACTTATGGCAAAGTACAGGTTTACTTTATCCCACGTCAATAGCGGGCAAGCATGGGCATCAGCGCCGGGCGAACTCGATCCGGAGGAAATGAAACAAGATATTGAATCGCTTAAAAACGCGGTAAGGGGTGGATTGGGTGCGTTAAAATTCGAGCAACTTCACGGCGGCATTGTTATTATTCCTGACGAAGTTTTACGCGGATGTGTTGTGTCTTTTTTTGAACACATCGAACCCGCCCCTCCCACCGGGGCGCAAACAACGGAAGGATGAGCGAGTATAAAAACAAATACCTACGGGTGCAGGAAAAGACAAGCAAGCGCGTTGTATTGCGCATGGACGTGTCACACCTTAGCAAAAGAGGCCGGGGCCGGGAGTGGGATATACTCGATGGGCAGTACCCGCCAAGCAAGTACATAACTTGCTATGAGACTTCGCAGATGGAACTACATGTATTTATGCCCGCGCCCGTCACAAGCCAATCAGACGTGAAGCAGTACAAGGTGGAATGGTTTCAGGAAGCTAAAACAACGGAAGGATGAACATTTCAATTGAAGAAATAAAAGAAGCCGCCGAACGCGGACATAGCATTGGATCACTTATCCTGATGCTTGAAAAGAAAAACACTATGTTATTGGAGCGCAGGCATTGGTTTATTATGAAGGACGGTAGAAATGTTTGCGAATTTTGCGGGCGGTTGTATTCATTCAGAGATTCGTCTAATTGCAACCAGCACCTACTTGCAATCAGACGAATTAATCACCCCCTCGGACTCACCGTAAACGTCCCCGATGCTGCATCGTAAGTCCCGCTTTCGATGCGCATCCAACCGAGGCCTGTTCTAACGAGCAGGCTTTCATCGTATGCGGCAAAGTCCTCCGCACACACCCGTAGCGTCACGTTTTCCTGAACCTTTACCCGCGCCTGACTGTCGAACGTCACCGGGTCGCCGTCCCACGTTCCAGTTAACCGGGGGCGGTTGTACGTGTGGTAAGTGCGCATTAAGTTAGGGATGGACAAATGCCCGTTCAGTAGCAATTCGCCCGTCAGGGCGGACGTGTACGAAGTGATAAAGTAATCCCCCCCCGATTCGCAGGCATTGACAAACACGAACCCGGCGTCCGCAAACGAGTCTGGGGAGTTAATCAGGGAAGCTACATCGTTGTTGGTTTCGTTAGCGGTGTACGTTTTCTTTTGCCGGTCAAGCTTAGAAAAACAATCGTACAGGTACGGCACCCCTTCAAAGACCGTGCTTACCTTTTCCATAAACGCCCACTTTTCTTCGCTGATTTGCTTGTCGGACGCATAGGTGTACTTGTTCGTGCCCGTAAGCCGGGAGGGTTGGGTGCTGGTTAAATCCTCCCCGTTCGCGGCGGCAAAGTACGAGGTGTGTTCTATCCGTATCTCATCACCCGCCGTGTTGATCCTAAACTCAATGTCAAACTGTGCCTTGAGCGAGCCAAAAAGCGATTCCATGCTCCACTTCCCGTTTGTCGCGTCGTTCGTTGCCCCGGCCCGTTTCACGTCCGACTTTTGGAAAACAATGAGGGCGGCAAGGTTTGCCTTTGCGGCGGTATACACATCGTTTACGGGGTGGGTGTCGTCGGGGTTAATCGAAAAGAAGTCGGAAACAACGGAAAGCCCGCAGGGCATATAGGTATCGAATATTTCAGAAAGCAGCACCCCGTTGCTTATTGCAATGCTGTTATAATTGTCCCCGTCAAACTCCGCACCCCCCCGAACTTCGGCAATTGCGCGGTAAAGGTACGACACGTTAAACGGCTGCTCGATCAAAAGCCCAACCGGAACGGGCCGGGCATAGGTCGAATCGGTGGGGCAGTTATCATCCACCAATATCCATTCATCCCCGCACGGCTCCACGGGGACGCCCGCAAGGCAGGTAGAGGTGTAGATTTGCCGGATATACGTGGATCGGACAATATCGAAGGGCGGGTCAAACGTTACGACCTGCTCGATCAGCGTCCACCCTTCGCCGGGGGTAATGCAGTCGGTAATCGGTACGTCGTAGTCCCCCGTCGGAATACCAACCGCGCTATATTCGCAGGTGATAAGTTCATATTCGCCTAAGACCGTGTTAACCGTTACTTTTGTCGTATCGGTCAGGATGTTAATCTCCGTGTCCCACGCGGCAAGGAAGCAGGCGTAAGGCGTCATATCATCCCCCTGCACCGTTACCCGGCACCTGTCCAAGTCCCACGCGAAATGTGACGTGCCGATGCGCAGCGACTTGGAAAAGAACAGCACGGCATTGTGGTAGATGTTCAGCGTAATTTCGTCGCAGTCCGCCGCGTCCTCCAGGGCTTTGAGGTATGCGTAATCCGCCCCCCGGAACGTCAGCGCGGTCTTTAGGGCGCGGGCGTAATTGCCGAAGTCCTCATCGCGTACCGTTTCGATTTGCAGGGTGGGGGCCGATCCGAAAACCGGGTCGCAGGAGACGGGGGTAACGCCGTCGTCAAATTCGTATGTGAAGCCTCTAAGCATGGTATTTCTATTTTATGTCGGTAAATTTACGTCATTCGTCTGAAAATGTTGTATTGTAGTCGGGGGATGGGTAACTTTGAAAGAAAAAAGGACGATGGAAACCTTCCAAGATTTTGTAATCCGGTTTTTAAAAATCGAAAAGGTAGCATCCCTGTGGTGGATGTCTGACTTTTACGAAGAGGCTTGCAAAAGCCTATCGTTGGACTTCAATAACATACAATACAACACCAATATATTGCGCCGAAAAATGCGCCTTTTGGTTAAATCAGGAGTTATAGAATGTCGTAGAACCGGCACCGGCATGACGGGTAGAGCCGACACGGGCTGCACAAATATGAACACATATACCCTGCCCGGATTTTGGGATAACTAAGCAATCAACCCGCCCCTCCCACCGGGGCATAAAACAAAGCGCGATCATGCAAGAAAGATTTAAAGCAAAGGCGAAAGGCAACTCTGGGACATGGGGCGTATACGATACCCTCCGAGCTTGTTTTGTTTTGCAAAGCGTTTCCCCTAATGCAAAGTACAACAAAGAGGTTGCCGACAAGGCCGCCTATCTTTTCAATGTTTCCGGCCTTCCGTTTGATGAGCCGGGTAAAAAACAACCAACCATGCCGCTACAAATCAAAGTAGGTCACCGCTACCGCACCCGCTCCGGGGACGTGGTGGAGATAACGGAACGCAACTATTCTGAAACCTACCCGTTTCTTGGCACGTTTATTACAGGCCGCGTGGGCTACGTATCTTCATTCACACCCAGCGGTGAATGGATTACCGGGGACGCAACAGAGGACGACCTTGTATTCGAAGAACTCCCCGGCGACGGGGATTTGTTAACCAAGAAATAACGGGAAGGATGGCAGCGCACATTAAAATAAAAACGCCGGAAGATTTTGCAGTACACATAGATGCGCCGTTCGGTGTTGACTATACCCTATGTGGACTTGAAACATCCGGGGACAGCGGGCTTGGCATACTTGCCGGGGTTCCAACGCGGGAAAGGGTAAACTGTGTAACTTGTATCAGAATCGTACTTTTTTGTAAAAAAGTAAAGGCCGCTGAACTTGCTACCGATAACCATTAATCTCCACCCCGCGCTCCTTTGCCCACAGTTCCGCAAAGTCCGCGCTGATCCAGTTTAAATTGTGGGTGCAGTTGTACCCGCCTAAAACTACCTTCACGTCGCCGGGTCGCTTGCCCTGCCAGTCTAAGTTATTCCACGAATCAATCACAGCACGGGTATAGATTTGATTCAAACGATCCATGCAAAACTCCCGGCTATCGTCAACCCGTACCCCGGCGTAAATCGCGTGGGTGTCCGTGCCTAATTCCGTTGCGTACTCAAAAGAAAGCGTCCGATCAAATTCCATGTACAGGTCATGGGAGAAGCGGGCGAAGTGGCGCTTGGAAAGACCCCCGTTTGCATTCGTAAAGAAGGCGGCAAAGTCACGCTGAAACTTAGCGAGCGGCACCCGCCCCGCTACGGCTTTCCGCATCTGATCAACGATCTGCCGGGCAGCGGGGTTGGAGCGCAGGATGTCGGCAATGTACCCATCCGGGGTTTGCTTGCCGTCCTGAAAGCCGTACAGGTCAAACACCTTTGCGGCAATATCTTTTTCCACTTTGGCCGGGTCGGTAAAGATTGCCTGGTATTTCGTGCCAAGCCCGAACAGGCGCAGGAAGCGGTTGTAAATCTTGGACAGGATGCTTTTGTTTACCTTCGCCGTTTCCGCTTTCAGGATCAGGGACGCGGTTGCAATCTTGGCGATATTGCGCACGGTAAAGACGATCTTCCCGTTCTTGTCCGTGTCAAGGCCCGCAATGAGCCGGGCGGCAATAAGGAACAGCGCCCCGTCCAGCGCATCGAAAAGGAGTTCAAGGGCATCGCCTGCCGTCTCGCGTTCCTGTTCGCGGGCGTCGGTTAAAAGGTCGTATTTTTGTATTTCGTCCATAAATTTGTGCGGTTGGTCGGTAAAGTTAGGGCAACTGTATGCAATTTACGTAACTTTAAAAGAAAAACATGAACGTACTGATCGCCTGCGAAGAAAGCCAAGCCGTGTGCAAAGCGTTTCGGGCTAAAGGACACGTAGCTTATTCCTGCGACACGCAGGAGTGCAGCGGCGGGCGTCCTGAATGGCATATTGTTGCCGATGTGTTGACGGTGATTAATGGCGGGGCGTTCGTAACGCAGTCGGGTGACGTGGTAACTATTGAGAAGTGGGATATGGTGATTGCATTCCCGCCCTGCACCCATTTATCCGGATCAGGCGCTCCAAGCTGGAATGCAAAACAAGCAGACGGCAGGCAGCAGGCGGCGTTTGAATTTGTTGTGAATATCTGGAATGCAGATTGCCCACTAATTGCAATCGAGAACCCGACCGGGTGGCTTAACACTAATTGGCGCAAGCCCGACCAAATATTTTACCCGTTCCATTTTGGTGATCCCTACATGAAAAGAACTTGCCTTTGGCTAAAGGGGCTGCCAAAGTTGGCCCATACCAATGTAGTTGCGCCGGAATATCACTATACATCTAATTCAACGCAAGGCGGAAAACTCAAAGACGGGACACGCAGGAAAAGCAAGTTGCCGATCCGGAAGGCGTGGGACAGTTCAACAGAAAGATCGAAAACATTCCCCGGAATTGCGCAAGCCTTTGCAGACCAATGGGGCAGCGGTGTGCTTGCACCCGTACAATTAGATTTGTTCTGATGTTCCCGCGTCCAAATACTTGGCGCGGGCTTGCTGTTTCTCAATCCACGCCGTTACGATCACCTGCTGCGCCGCATAATCCTTTTTGTGGAACATCCCGCCCTCGCTCACCATTGTTTCCCGTTGGAACAGATCGAAGCCTTCCCAAAGCACCCGCTCCGGGTCGGTCACGTCCCTGGCTGACAGGATGAACGCCGTATCTTCTGCCGACTTGCCGGCAAAGGGTTTCCATGCTTCCAGTGCCTTCGCCTCATCGTACATGGCCGGGTTGTTTTCGTACATGCGCCGCAATATCTGATCGCGCACATGGTCACGGATCGAGGCGTCCAGCCCGGCGTCTGCCGTGGCTTTATAGTTCGCTACAAGCTCCGTAAACGATTGGAACTTCAAGTCAGCGGGATACTTGTACTCAACATCCACCTCAACGTCCCAATGCCCGGCGCTTGCCGTCCAGATCATTTCCGCTACGTCTTCTACCCGGCTGGTAAAAGGGGTGACCTTGTTGTATTGCGCCTCGTAATTCAGGACAAATTCAAGCGCCGTTTTTTCGGTCGCCACCTTGCGCGGGGTGGTGTCCTGGTTGAAGATCGTCAGGTAGATTGCAAAGCTGATTAGTTGCTCCCGGTTGTCGAAGCGTTCAAGGAGGTCGAGCGGGCGATCAACGTAATGCACAAATTTTGCCAGATCGAGCATTTGATCAATCGTTTCCGGCATAGGAAGACGCTTCGTTACCTGCTCACTATTTGCGACAATATACCCAACCCCGTGACAAGCGTTACAGCAACTATCCGCATTCCTTACCCCGCCATAATATCCACTTTCGCAGTGCATCCCTTGTTCATTTACGTGGGTGCAGCGCTTTGTATATTCAAACCTTTCGGCAAAGGCGTGGATAATTTCGGTCACATCGGCCAAGTTCCCCGTCTTGATCAGTTCCCGGAGTTGCGGGTTCGCTTCGTTGTACAACGTGACATAATAATCCATCGTTTCCGCCATGTACGCCCCCAGGCACGCGCCGGGTAGCGTCTTGGTGGTGTTCGGGTATTCAAGGACGTAGTACGTTACCGGCTTTTTGTCCTGCATCCAATCCACCTGCGCATAACCCGGAGGTGGTTGCATATCCTTGTGCGCCTCGACCGCGTGGGTGGTCATCCCGGCGGTGTAATACCTCCACTCCGCATAAGTAGCCCCGCCCTTCGCTTCCTTGACCTGCTTGATCGTCACGGCAACAGGGATGCCAGATTTATTGATCTGAACGTCCCAAACCTCCTCGCAGGAAAACACAACGGGGTAAACGTACCGCGCCGCCACCGTCCCGCCTTGCCCGAAAACGGGATCGGATTCAATGATGATCCAGGAGTTCGGGTCGAAAATACTTGCATGGAGACACTGGTTAAAAGTGTATTCAAGTACGGGCTTGCGGGCGTAAAACACCGACATATCCGCCCGGATTTTGTCGCCCTTCGTCTTATCCTTAAATTCGATTAGCGCCATTGGAGCCACGCGGGACAGGGAACGGTACACGGCATAAGCCGGGGCCAGGGCCGCGCCTGTGACGGGATTTGATACGCGGATGCGCTGATCCTCCAACTCCGCGTCCTCGGTGCGGCGGTACTTGGTGATTTGTTGCCGCTGCTGTTCGCTTTCCTCCGCGTTGAACATTTCCGCCGTTTCCCGGATTTGTACGGCGCGGGCGTAATGCTTCCACGGTGTTCCCCGCTCAACTACCCTTTGCAATTCCTGTATCATTTGCAAGTATTTTCGACAAAATTAAGCGTTTTATCTTATTTTTGTTGCATGGACGCGAAAGACTTCTCCGCTACATACCGCGCGCGCATGGTCGCCATGCAGCAAAACAGGCCAAAAGAGGTCTTGATAATTGCGTCCGAACTCAAAGCGCAGGTGCAGTTCCGCATCCAAAGCACGGGTACAGACTTCACCGGCGCGGCGTTCGTGGGCTATTCCCCGGCGTATGCCAAAACCCGAAAAGCACGGGGGCGGCAAACGGCGAACGTGGACTTTACGGCTTCGGGGCAGCTTTGGAATAACATCCGCCCCGTTGTGATCGAGAACACGGAAACGAGTACAACGGTAGAGATCGGGGCGCAGGATGCGGGGAACCGGGCGAAGTTGTTTAGTGCGCTCACGAAGCCCGCCGGAAGCCCACGCGGAAAGATTGTGCAGCCGTCCGCTAAGGAGATCGCGCTTGCACAACAAGCGAATCAAAGGAGGATAGCTAAATATTTGCAACCATGAAAGATACTGACTTTGAAAAAGATAGCCACGCCCACTCGTTTTGGGAGGAGTGGCAGGACGCCGCCGCCCGGGCGGGGGAGCCGGATTCTTGGTTAAACTACATCGGGCAAGGAACGCCCGCATTGTTGTTTCCGATTCCTTCCGAAGCAACGGCGATATGCTTTACTCATAACGGCTACTTTTCGACAGACAAGGAAACGGGTGAAAGCGCTTTTAATGTAAGCGGGGAAATCCCATTTGATGAAAACGCAGTAATCAACTTAACTTAAATCAGATATGAAAAAAGCATTCGGTTGGATTTTCCGCATTCTTGCCCTCGCTGCCTTCGCGGTTGCGGTAATGACGGTGTTCCTTGTTTTCGGCCCGGAGATCGGGCTTATTATCGCCTCGCTCCTTGTCGGGTTCCTGCTCTGGAGCTTGGCGGGTAAAATGATCGGGTGATGGAAGTTGTAAAACAAAAAACAAGGGTGTCGGGAACGGTAACCTTTGAGAACGAGGGAGAGGTAAGATTCGACATTGAAAACGGGGAGCTAATCTCCCTTGATATTTTCGCACCAAAAGGCGAAGATTTTAAAGCACTGGATCAGTCCGATCTTGTGAAAAACCTACGTAAAGGAATACCGCCGCATGGATAACCTACTCGTTTCCGCATTCGCCCCCGCCGTCACCGGCCTCGGCTTCGTTGCCCGCTACGGTGGTTTAGTTCGCCCGCTTCGATACGAAGAACGGGACGGGGACGGGAATGTTTACCCCATCGCCTACCCCGTTAGCTGCCTGATCGAGAGCAGTTGCACCGATCCGTCCGTATACAAAGCCCTGACTCCGGATAGCGCGTTTGCGTCCGTGTCGTACTTTGAGCGCAGGGGTGCGGGTACGGTCACGTTTGGAACGCCCTCGCAGCAAGAGCTTACCTTCCGTTTGCCCCTGCGATTCGTGGCCTGGTTGAACTTCCAAAAGTTGGGGGTGGAGGGTTGCCCTTCGACCCTTCCCTATATGATGGCGTTCATTCAATCCCTGCGCTCGCAAAACCTCACGGCAACCGATACCAGCCTAAGCCAAGCGGCGCGGGTACAGATACGGGGCTTTGAGATACCAGAGCAGCGGGCGGACGTTATCTTTGCCCCGTACAGTTACGCGGCGAAGGAGTGGGCGTTTATGCCGCCGTATGGTTTTTTCGCCGTTGACCTGGTTGCGGAATTAATGGTTAACATCGGGTGCTTTGTCGCACCGGATATTCAGACCGAAATAGACTGTATAACGACATGGTAGAACAAACCCTATACATCCCCCTCGTCTTCGCCCTGTGCGCCGTCGCTTGGCAGCGGATCACGGAGCCGGGGGAGATATTCGGCTGGCTGCCCCCGCTGCTGTTTAAGCGGCAATTCCTTTCTGGGCAGATCACCGTCTTCCAGAACGCAGTTACTAAGGTGACGTGGCGGTGTTCGATCTGCATCGCTGGGCAGTGGTGCATGTGGTTTACGGTAGTTGACATGATCTTGAACGGCTTTGAATGGTACAAGCTCCCCGCCCCGCTGCTTGCCTGCGCGGGGGCGATCATCATTGAACGGTATTTAAAACAGATAGAATGAAAAAAACAGAGTTCAAAGGGCGGATTGATGTTCCTATGCCCGCCGGGTACGTGTACAAAGTAATTGATCCTGACAACGTTTTAAGCCCGGCGGGTGAAAAGATGCTTAAAACAAGGGAGGCACATTTATCTATAATGGTTCCCCCTTCGTTGCAGCTTGACCTTTGGGATTTTCTTAGCGGCGTTCATCTCGAATCCGTAACCCTGAAAAATGATCAGGGGCAAGTTATTGAGCTTAGGAAAATCAACCCGGCAGATGAAAAAAACTAAACAACCCCTCCCCGGCGTACTCGAACAGTACACGCCGGAACAGGTAGACGACGCAATGCGGGCGTACTACATGGTAAGCAGGGAAAGCCCGGTGCAGCGTATTTGGATAGACGCCCTGAACCGGCACGTCCCGGACTTTACCGGGGCAAGCGGGCGCAAGTACTACATTTATACCCCGGAGATGGGACTGCCCGCCGGGCGGGCGCACGGGCTTAGGAAGGCAATGGACGCCGTGATTGCAAACGCATCCTTGCAGGACAACATCGAAGTATTGAACGCAATCCGAAAGGCGTACAACGACATGCTGAAAAGCAACGACGCCGTGTTTTTGGGGTATACGATTCAGGCGGCGCTCAATGCCCTTGCAAGCAGCTATACAAGCGAAAACCACGTTGCTGTAACTGCCTGCACGTATTTCATTATAGCCGAAGGTGAAGACCTTTCGACATGGGATGAACGGACGGCACGGGAAAAGGTGGAGGACTGGAAAAGAATCAATGAATTGGATTTTTTTTTGTGCTGCTTAGGGTATCGGGCGGGGTGGAGCAGCACATTGGCCGAATCCTTGCAGCGATCCCTCCCGACCCGAAAACAGCCCCAAAGCGCACCCGAATAGGCCCGTATGTTTTAACGGGGAAGGTGGCGACGCTTGCAGCAGAAGAAATGCAGACCACGTTTGAAACGGTCTGCCTGTCCATTTCGCACTACATGGGCTTCCGGGAAAGCGAACTTTTGGCGATGGATTATCAGGCGTTTTACCGGAATTACGTCCGTGCATACTCGAAGCAAAAAGCGGAGGAGCGGGAGATAGAAAAGCTACGAAACAAAAAGTAAAGACGATGGCACAGCCTGATCCAATTAATTTCACCACAACATACGACGACAGTCCTTTTGTCACTGCATTCAACCGTTTTTTAGGCAATGTTGATAAAAGTCAAGAGGCTGTTGATAAGCTATCAAAAGACGTTCAGGCAGCGATGAATAGCGCAGCCAAAGAAACCGAAACCTTCAATAAAGAGCTTGCCAAAACAGAGAAGGCAGCCGCCGCCCCGGCTAAAGCCATCACCCAAACCAATGCGGCAATTGATGGGCTTATAAAACGAAACCAAACCCTCGCTACCGTAATCGCAGACCTGGAAAAAGCAAAGAAGCGGGACGGATCAATAACGGACGCGCAGGCCCGGAAGATGGAAGGGGCAAGGAAGGAGATAGAGGAAAATGAGGCTGTAATAAAAAAACTTACCGCCGCCACGAATGAAAATTCCAAAGCAACAGAAGCAAATGCCGACGCATCTAAAAAGCAGGGCGAAGATGCTGGCAAGTCAGGCGGCAAACTCGTTTCCTTTTCCTCAATCCTCAAAGACATAGCGGAAAGCGGGGGCGATGTGAAAGGCGCGCTGGAAAGGGCAAGCGCACAGATGAAAGAAAACGGGCAAAGCGCCGGGAGCCTGTTCAAAGGTATGTTTTCCCTGAAAAACATTGCAACCGGGGTTGCCGGGGCGTTTGTGGCCCTCGTTGGAGTTTCTTTGGCTGCGTATTTTAAAAACAACGAGGAAGCAGCAAACAAGCTATCTGACACTTTCGCCGGGTTCGGGGAACAGGCAAAGGTAGTCGGCGGGCGTCTTTCGGATTTTGGCGGCAGCCTTGTACGGGTGTTTCAGGGGGAGGCCGTGCGGGGGGAGGTACTGGAAAAGCTGACTAATATATTTTCCAACTACGGGGACGAGTTGGAGCGGGCAAAAACGTTAGGGGAAGAACTTAACCAATCCGCCCGGTTCTTAGAGGCCCTTGCCGCGCAAACAATCCCCGTCCTTGAAAAGCGAATTGGACAGGAAGCGCGTTACCGCGATGCGGTTTCCAATACGAACGCAGGGTTTAATGCGCGGCTCGGAGCACTAAACAAAGCTTCGCAGGTTAGTTCTGAAATCGAAAGGACTCGCATCTTTGAAGCAGAGCAACAACTTGCGGCCATCCAGCGGCAAAACCTTGAACTTGACGGGACGGTAAAGCAGACGATAGAGGTATCTAAAGCAGAACAAAAACTTATAAAACTGCGCAACGATGCCGCCTCCCGCGAACGTTCAGACGCTGCCACCGCCCGGCAAATCAGGCAGGAACGGGCGGATAAACTGGATGAGGAGCGGAAGAAGGTAGAGGCATTAAACAAGGCATACGAAGCGCTATTGTCCCGCCTTGCGCAGCGGGTGGAGCAGGCGCAAATATCCGAACTGCTTGGCACCGACAAACTACAAGCCGAAAAAGAAGCCGCCCTTAAAGAGGTGGACGCTTTTGTGAATGAAATTGCCGCCGCTGCCAGTGCCGCCGGGCGCTCGCTTCCAGAAGGGTTTGCATCGGACATTCAAGATTTGGTAAGCGCTGTTGAAACGGAGTTCAGAAAGGCAGTTGATAAGCTAAGGCAAAAGGACGGTGGGGTGTTCGATCAATTGTTACTGCCAAAAGATCGGGGCGCAGGGCTTGAAAACGAAGCGCAGCAGGCATTCAAACGCCTCAACAAGGTTTTTGAGGGAAACTTACCCCTTTTGCAGCGCATTAAAGACGGCATTGCCTCCGCGTTCGGGTTAAGTCGGGAAGAATTAGAAAACGGGTTTAAGGAAATAAGCGCGGGGTTTAACCTGGCGTTTGGCAACTTTATTACGGGCCTTGACGCCGCCACCGAAGCCCAGATAAGCGCACAGGACAAAGTAATTGAACGCCGCCGGGAACAAGTAGAAGAATTACAGGAACTGCTTGATATAGAATTGCAGCGGCAAAAAGACGGCTTTGCCAACTCCGTAGGCGCACGGGAAAAGGAACTTGCAGAAAAACAAGCCCTGCTTGAAGCCGCCGAAACGAAACGCGCCGCCCTGGAAGAAAAAGCCGCCCGGCGAACACTGATTATAAACAGCGTACAACAAGCAAGCGAGGCGACCCTTACCGTTGCCCGCCTGCTTTCCGCATCGGCTAAACTTGGAATCTTTGGGTTCATTGCCGCCGCCGCCGTTGGGGTTTCGACCGTGTTCTCGATTCTGGCACAGGCAAAAGCGCAGTCTGCGAAGTTCGCCACCGCGCCGGGGTTCAAGGGCGGGACACCGTTCCTTGATGGAGCCGGAAACGGGAAAAGTGATTCTATCCCCGTGTGGGCGTCGAAAGGGGAACGCATTATGCCCGCCCACCTAAACGAGATATTGGGCGGGGCGAAGATGCCAAACGACCTATTAGTAAAGTACGCCCTTTCCGGGATGGAACGGGAGCGGAAAACGGCGGAAGATGTGAGCAGACGGCAGGCGAATATAGACGGGCACAAATACGCCCGTGACGCGTTCGCCGGGCTTACGCGGGACGATATGGCGGAACTGATGCGGGAGGTGGTAAACAAAATGGATGAGATACCAAAGCACTTCTACGGGCCGGACGGCAGCAAGGTGGTTGAGCGGAAGAAGGGGGGTAAGATCATTCGGCAGACGGTAGATAAATAAAAAAGCCCGGCACTTTTCACGGTGGCCGGGCTTTGGGTTATTTATTCAAACCACCCGTCGTTTTCTTTGATAATTTCTTCCTCGGTTTTGCCAAGGAAGGCCCCTTCCTTTAAAATAACATCCGGGAACCATAGCCCGGTGCAGATTCCCGCCTCGTTAAAGGCGAGGTCGTGTTCAATTTTATTTTTAAACACGCCTATGAAAACAAACTTTTTTTTCATAATCTTTTGCTTTGCCCCTACTTTGATCCGGCATCGGGTTTCCGGTTCCAGCTTTTCAGCGCCGGGAATCGCGCTATTGGCAAATTGAATTGAGTTGTAATTCGACCCTCGAAAATCCAGTCGGCCTCACATAGATTCCGTTCCAGTGGGTATTTCCCCCACCCTGAACAAATCCTTCCTGTCCAACCATAATACAGAAGTCGCCTTCTTCTGTATTATCTTCTTCGTCGCAAAGAACGACAGAAGTTGATTGATAGAATCCGACTTCTACGCCGGAATCGGCGTCTACGGATGGGGTGTTATTTTCTACAAGAACCCTCATGGTTTTAGGTAATTCTGCGCTTACCCATGCGCCGTTTATTTTTCTTGTTACTTTCATTTTTCTTCCCGCACGACTTCGCGGCTTTTTTTACCCTGCTTGCGTTACGGCAGGGGTTAAGAAATATTATTTATTCGGGCAATACATCAGCTTGCCGCATACGGCTATTACTGATACGCCCCTGTTGGATATAAACTCGCTAACCTCGTCGTAGTTAGCGTAAGTTGTGTTTAAGGACACCTCTTCAAAATAGGTGTCCTTTTTCCACCTGGTTATTTTCAGCCCGAACTGGGCTGCTGCCCTCTTGAAGGCTTCCATCCTCCCGTCAGCGCTTCGATCCATCCCATCCTCTTTCAGGATGGAATTTATTAGATCGCTTTGCTCTTTCTCTGAAAGATATTTCATTTTTATTTTTTTTGAGTACCAGGTTCCTTCCTTAGTACCCTACAAATATACCTCCACCCCGCCCCGAACCCCAAAAACGATCTACGAAACACGGCGATTACTCGACGAACGAAAGAGTTTAACAGACGAAATAAATATTTAGCCCCCGGTTCTCGCAAGGGGCCGGGGGTTTAGTTTGACATCAATATGCCAATCCCGTTAAGATATTCGCGTACTTTGTTTTGGTCTAATTCAACCGGGATAAGATCGCAATCCGCCCACACCTTGCCGTCAAAATAAACGCCTAATCTTTCACATCCACTCATAAAGACCACTCTTTCGGGTGAGTTGCTGGTTGCGGCAAAATGATACGCCTGCCCAATAAAAGGCTTGTGACCCACCGGCATCACTGCATCCCAAAGTCCAGCCCCTTCCTTTGGGGTTAATGTAGAAATGTGCCTCATCTTTTTAAGTTTTCCAGTTTCACCCCGTCTATAAACACCGAATCAACTTCAAAGAATGGACGTTCACAAAGTTTATCCCTCCAATAAAAGACCGCCCGTGTTAATTCAAGGTTGTCCTCAATTCGTTCCTGTAATATGCAGTCCATAGCGCCAATGCCATAGGACAGCCAAAGCTTGGAGCCGACCAACGTGAGCCGGGGCGAAGCGTTTGTCCATACCTGCCCCGTACCTTTCAAACGGATTTCTAAAAACGGCGGGAGTTCCCGTAATAAGGCAAAGACGCTCATAGTTTTAAATTTTATTCATTATCCAAACCGCCACCCCCACGCACACCACCCCTGCAACAATGTGCCACTTCGCTGCGCTCGCATCGTCAGGGCTATGCCACGCCCAATAAAGCAAGGTTGTGCCGTACAGGAACGAGGCAACACCGAAAACCCAGAGGATGATAAGGAGGGCTACCATTCCGTTTCAACTTTTATATTCCACCCCCACGAAAGCATGTATTCCTCAATGTAGGTGCAAAGGGTATCACAAACACCCGGCATTGCTTCGTCAATCGTGATATAGAAAACACCGTCCGTTTCTTCCGATACCTCGACGCAAGAAAGGGACGCCCAATTAACCGGCTCGCTTGCGTCAATGCCGAAGGCGGCAAGGCGTCCGGGATCAATGCGGGTTAGTGTCGAATGCTCGGTGCTTTGCTTTGTCGGAACGTATAGCGCAGCGAGTAGCAAGTCTACCAAGTGCCGGACGCGTTGGGCGGGCAACAGGTCGAATCCGATTTTACGCAGGAGGTCGAAGTGTTCTTTGTTGTTCATCCTGTTTCAGTTCCCCGGCCACGTCCACGCGCCCGGCTTGAGTTCGTTAATCGCCTCGACTATTTTAGCGAAGCAGTTTAAAGACATCCCCCGCTTCCGGCGCAGGGCATTGGACAATGTTCCCCGGTAGATACCCGCCTTGACCGCTACTGCGGATTGCGTTAACCCGTGTTCGTGCATTGCCAAATAGATAGACGTTATTAATGTTTTCTCCATGCTACAAATGTAGCGTAAAACACGCAAACAAACAACCCCCTGTAACACTATGGCCGCAACAACGTAATTTTGTAGGAAACAACCACGCAAGGCGCATGAATACGGAGTTATATAATTTGGTTAAAAAAGGGGCAACGTTTACCGAAGATGGCGAGCGAATCACGGTAACAAACGAGGAAATGGCCGCGTTTGCGTGGGAATCCCATAAGCGCAAAATGAAAAAGACGCCCCACCGAATTGCTGAATACTTGCTACTAAAGCACAAAACCGCAGTAACACCTTACGGTTCTTCCCGCTTCACCATCGTTCACAAAACGCGCTCTAAGCACCTGCTTGCCGATGGCGGAGACTGGCAAACGTACACCATTGCCACGGAACCCGTAGGTGTGGAGAAAGCGGGCAAAGCAGAACCGAAAGCAAAAACCGCAAAGGATGGCAACGTATAACGGATACATCGGAAAGCGCCGCGTGATGAGCAATATCACCGAAGATCAAAAGGTTAGCATGGGGCAAAACCCCATCTACAAAAATATAACTTTCAAGGCTATCCCCGGCTCTGACATTGCGCCGGTAGGGGTAGACAAGAAAGTAAAACCGGCACCTGCCCCGGAACAAAAGCAGGAAGGCGCACAGGATGCGCAGGAGAAGTAAAATACTTCTGAAAATATGATTAAATTAGAATTAACGCCGGATCAATTTAAACGATTGACTGGTGTGCAGATGGAAAAAATGCCCGATAGATTCCCGGACTTATACGAAGACGGCGAACTAAAGGAAGGTGCAGACATTTTTGGCGCAATCATTGACTTGAATAAAATCAAGATCAAGGAACACGGAGACAACCAGTGGAAAGCGTCGCGGAAATCCCTTGAAAAGCACCTCAAAGCCGCCGGAATAGACGACTTTGATAAAGCGGAGGAAGGGTTAGAGTTGCTGGTTCAGCAGCTTAAAGGCGCGCAGGGAAAAGACCCCGCCGCTAAATTGACCGAAGAGGAGGTAATGAAACACCCCGCATTTTCCGCAGCCGTTGAGGCAAAGGTGAAGGCGCTGAAAGAAAGCAAAGAGAAGATCGAAGCGGAGTTCAGCGAGTTCAAAACAAAGCAGGAATTTGCCGGGAAAAATGCCGCACGAAAAAGCACATTTCTTTCCGCCCTTCGTGAACTAAACGCCGGGTTCGGGGCTAAAGGTGAAGACGCAGCGCTTAATGCCTTCCTTGCCCTGCATCCTGACAAGTACGTGAACGAAAACGGGGAGATCGTAAACGATAAAGGAGAGCCGATACAAGACAAAGAATTTAACAAACAATCTGTAACCGATTTCCTTAAATCGGAGTGGCTTTTCGGCATGAACCAGGCACCCGCACACAACTCACCACCACCCGCAAACGGAGGCGGAAACGGCAGCCCGGCACCAAAACACAACATTACCTCAGTAGCACAGTTTGAAGAACTATTGCAACGAGCAATCACCCCGGCAGAAAAGGCAGACCTTTGGGCTTCCTATAATGTCGTAGCTGATAAGATCAAGTAAGAAGCATTTTTTCGACATGAAATAAAACCCCGCTGTGCAGCAAGTGTTCAGCGGGGTTTATTTATTTAACGCTAAATCATTTCCTAATGGCAATTACCGGAACCGCGCTCGCCTTTGTAATCGAGCGTCTTAATCGGATGTATGCTGATGGCACCCCGCCGCCGGTATTACAGCCACTAAACACCAACTTCGCAACCGCGAATGCCCTACTGCGCGAAAACCGCGCCCGAATTTCCCCCGTACTGATTGACAACCAATGTGTCGCCTATAAAGTGGGCTGGCAGACGTTTGCCGATTCCGACACCCCGGATGTAAACGGCACAGTTGCCGACCTTACCGACGGCTGCGACCTGACCCCGGCAACGGTTTCAAGTACGGACGCTGCGACGTATGAAAACAACATCGGTATCGAGGAAGTAATTTCCGAATCTGACAACGTGTGCGGCAACCTGTTCAGCGACACGGGCAACTCCGGCCACGCACGGCAGGAAGACGTAGCTACTTTGATCGCCGGGCAAATGGCGCATGCAATGGCAAAAATCCGCTACGGCTTGAATGTTCAGGCTATCACGTTCCTGCATTCTGGTGCAACGCCAATTAACCGCGATACGAACCTGCCGGATGAAGTAACCTTTGACGCAACCCTTGATGAGTTTCAGGTATCAGATGCAACGTTGTTTCAGAACCCGGACTTCCTTACGGATATAGATGCGATTGTTGCCAACAACCGCATGGGTGATTACTTCTTTGTAAATGGCCGCCGGGCTTGGTACAATGCTACTGTAAATAGCCAGTTCAACCGCCTGAATGATGATCAGCGCAGCCAAATCCGTTTCGACAATTACAATATGTATTTTGACATCCGTGATTTGGACAGCACCCTGACGGGTATCAACTCGTTTGCGGTAACGCCGGGCGCGTATGCAATTTGGAACGCGCATTACTCCAGCCCCGTCCCGCGTCGTTTATCAAACGGTTCTTCGGGTGAAGAGCGTTGGGCTTTTACCATCACTGACCCGGAAGCGGTTATCTTCCAAAACGGTCGCTTGGTTCCTCTTACTTACGAGGTGATTTACCAGCGCCAGTGCGGCGGACAACGTGCCGGCCAACAAATGTATGACACACACACTTGGAAGATCGTATTTATTGGCGGTTTCAAGTTGGCACCCGCTTCTGCGAACACGCACACGGGTATCCTGCATTTCACAGGCACAACCGGCGTATAACCTTATTTTCTAACACAAACTAAATATCGAATTGATATGAAACGCATCCTTTTTTCTTTAGCCGCCCTTGCCGCTGTTTTGGCGAGCGCGGCATTGATCTCCAACACGGACGTTAAGACGGCGACGGTAGAGCAACTTTCCGGCACCGACCTGGCCCGCCTTGCCCGGATCAATGCCGATGAGGCGGAGGTAGCCGCATCTTCGTACTACATCTATCCAACCGGGGGGACGAGTTACGAAGGCGATACAATCAGCAACACCACCAACGACACGGTAACAATCCCCGTAAACCTGCTATCGAACCGCGAGGGGTGTTGGTGGATCACAAGTACCAACATTTCCGGGACTACGGCGGTGATCGCTATTGCACAGGAAGCCTCGTACATCGGAACCGTTGGCAGTGCTTTCGACTGGTACGAAGTCGGGCGCGATACCATTGCCGGGACGGACGTTTCAAAGATTTGTTTCGACCGGATTACGGGCTATAAAATGCGCCTGATCCTGGACGGGTACACGGGTACGCAAAGCACGAGAATCCGGACTAAGTTCAGCGCCAAACCACAGTAACCGATGCCGGACTGCCTAAGCACATTGATCGGGATTGCAGCGAATGACTGTGAATGCTTCGCGGGGATAGATGAAGATTATACCGTTTCAGACAGCGGTTTTTATCTCACTGATCCCTTGTACGGCGTTCCGAACCTTAACGCTACCCTTGCCACCGCCAACCCTTGCGCAAGCGGGGACGGCGGGGTGTGGGACATCCTGAATGCGGCATTGCAGTCCGGCATTCGTGATCTTAGAGGCGACCTTACAGCAGCCCTTTCCCTTCACCGGCAAATGGCCGGGGCATGGCGGGGGAACGCAGCAAAGACACTTGAACCAACCGGCACCGTCGCAACGGCAAACGGAAAGAACGGGGTGCAAATCGCGTCTTGCCGCCGCCTGATTGATATGGCCTTTGTGGTCACTGATCTTTATGTCGGCTCCAACCTGACAGGCACGACCGCTGTAAAGTTTTCGGCTAACATCCCGTCTGATGAATTTACGCAGGCAGATGTTACCGTCAACACGGTAGCAGGCACATTCGCAAAGCACCACCTCGCTACCGGAATACGCCTGCCCCTTTATAGCCCTTCCGAAGACCGGATTTTTTACAACCTGTATTGGGAGCCGGGTGTAGGGGAAAGGCCGCTTTCGGGTAAGATTTGGTGTTGCGGTGGCCCCGGCGGCTGGTCTAAGTACGTGGACATCGGCGGCTTTAATGTGGCGGCTATTGACCCTTACACGAAGTACAGTAGCAGCGGCGGATCGGGTTTGCTCGTTGGCGGGTACATATCCTGTAACGAACTGGATTTTATCTGCAACCTTGACCAACTGAACGGCGAATACAATTGGAAGCACCTGCTTGGCCGGACGCTGTTGTTTAAGTCCGCAATCCATGCCATTGCCGGAATGCTTGGAAGTGACGCCGTAAACCGCTACACGCTTATCAACGCCGAGCAGTCAGGGAAGCGGATGAAAGACCTAACGGACGCCTACAATACGAACATCGAATACATTGCAAAAAGCTTGCCGACCGGGTTTTCCGCGTGTTGGGGGTGCAATAAATCAGATTTTACAATCAGCAAAAATAGAATATAATGGGACTTTCCATTTTCGATATTGCCTGCACCAACGACTGCGACGAGGTACTGCTTCCTGCATTGCCGGAAGACCCGTTTTGCGTACCCGCGCCCGTACTTTCGGAGGTGAACAGCATCATTTTAACCCGCGTTGGCGGGACTAATCCGATAGACTGGACGGTAAGCCCGGCGGAAGCCGTCGCTGATACCATAGACAATACCAACGACGATAACACAAAGTCCCGTCAGTTGGTAGTGTCGGGTGAAATTCCTGACCATGAACCGGCGGTATACCTGGGCCCGAACTTTCAGGAAATGGTAGTGCGCCGGACTGAAACCGCCTCTTTGAATGTCCCTGTATCGGATGACAACTACGACTTCCTGCGCAACTTGCAATGCAGCAAGGTGCCGTCACAGTGGTACTTCCAGTATACAACCTACGGGGGTAAGATTTTCGGGGGGGAGAACGGAATTACAATCAATGCAATGGATGTATTCTTTCCGAAAACGCGGGGACTTGACGGATATGAAATTGCGCGGCTGACAATTAAGTTCGAGTATGTTGTTGCGCCACAGCGCAGCGACAACCCGCTCGCAACAACCGGGGGCGTCGGTGGAGTTTAATAACGCCTTTTTGGGGACGCTTGCCGCCCCGGCCTATATCGGCTCCCTGCCCGTGTCTACTGATCTGGGCGGGGGGCTGGCATTGTCGGAGGTGTGCAACATTTTATTACTTCCACTTGGCGGCGCGTTCCCCACTACCTGGTCTGACCTTGCCGCGTTACAGGCCGCAATTGATAACACCGATACCACGGGCGGATATGGGAAGTGGCTACCGGGCAAAGGTTCGATTCCCGCTTCAAACGTGCTTACCGCTCCGATGGGAAGGCAGCACCTGAAAAAGGTGGGGGCGGAATACCAATTAACCTTTGAGGTGCCGATCTACTGCGCGGCGTATTACGAAGCCTGCCGGACTATCCAAAAAAATCCAACTTATTACAATTTATGGTTTTTTACCGTCGCGGGGTTCGGGTTCGGCGGAAGCAGCGGCATACGCCCGTACTACCTGCACTGCGACCTGCCGAAAGGTGGCAGCGATGGCGCGGTAGAAGTGGGGATTATTACCGTCCGCTGGCGCGCCGATGGCGACCCCGCGCGGGTATCAATGCCGGGGCTGAACGGCGGGACGGATGAAACAAGCGAACTAAGCATTACCATGTTTGCACAACAATTCATATCAGTTTCTTCATCCACCCTAACGTGGACGCGGAATAACGGCGAGATACCGCCTTCGCCCTCGGTGCGCTTCCATGTGTTCCAAAACGGGCAAAAGCTGCTATCCGGCGCTTATGTTATCACAGAAGGAACGGGTGTCGGTGAAAGTGAGGTGGTTATTGATTCAACATACTATACAGATGGAAATACTTACGAAATTGTCGCCTATTTTTAGGCTGTTTTTCCTGCTTGCCCTCCCCGTTTTCGGCTATGCGCAGCAGTTCCCGGTCAATAATCAGAAAATTGTGCAGGGGGTAGGCACCACGGCGCAGGGCGTTAGCTCTTACAGTTCCTCCCCTCCCACCGTCAACCCTGCCGCAACGACCTGGCGGCACGTTACATCATTGCACATGGACACGGTTAGGCAGGTGCAGTACATTTATAAGCGCCCGCGCTGGTATCCGATTAGCGTTGTGCGGGATACGGTAGCACCGCCCGCCACAAAGACAAGCGGCGCGGCCACAATTGACTATACGGAAAGCATCTGGCAAAATACGGTGGATTCCCTTACCTATTATTACGAAGAAGAAAATGCGTGTTGGCAGCCAATCGGCACTTATTTAAGCAGCACTACCCCCGTAGATGTAGCCGCAACGGGTTCAACCGGCGCGATCTGTTACGGGTACGGGCTTTGGTACGACCCGGACGTGGATTCGATTTACGCGCAGCAGGGCGCAACGTGGACGGCCATTGGCGCGGGTAGTGCGGGCGCGGTGGATAGCATTGTAGTGCTGCAAGATTCTATCATTGTCGGGTACTCGGAAGGGGTAGAGGTAACACGGGACACCATCGGCTACCCTGCCGGGGCTACCGTTACCGCATCCAACGGCCTTACCAAAACCGTGAATGATATTAAGTTAGGCGGCACACTGACAGGAAACACATTTGTTTCAGGTGCAAGTACATACGACCTTGATTTAACTGCTATGGACAGCCTTTCTATATCGTTTTCAAAGCGCTTGCTTATAACGCAAAACAGTCAGCGGTTCCTACACCAAACCGGCGGCGGTGGAGGTGGAGGTGTTTTCGAGAATCTATTCTTAGGCTATCAGGCAGGGTTTTCTGCACAAGGCACTGGGACGGGATACGCCAATACTATTATTGGACACAGGGCCGGATACGCTCTTACACTTATCTCGGCAGGCGGATTAACAACCGCAACCTCGAACGTATTTCTGGGTTACACGGCAGGGCTTGGATGCACAAATTGTACAGGCAATACGTTTTTGGGTACCGCATCCGGCAGCGCAGCGGTTTCAACTTACGCGAACACTTACGTCGGTTGGCACGCCGGTATTAACGCTACCGGTTCTTATAATACATTTTTAGGCCGAGATGCCGGGTCTACTGCGACTTCCTCCGAAACAGTCGCCGTAGGGGTTTTAGCTGGCAGCAAATCAAACGGGATACGCAATACCTTTTTGGGGGCGTACGCGGGGCAAGATATTGCGTCTGCCTCGCAGGAGAATGTTTTTATTGGATGGAAGGCGGGGGGAAATTCAGGCAATGTGTCAGCGGGTTATAATATTTTTATCGGAGCGGAAGCTGGATTTAACAATACAACCGGAAACACAAACACGTTTGTCGGACGCAACGCTGGAAAGGCAAATACAACCGGCAACGTGAACACCTACATAGGAAATAATGCCGCCACGAACATGACGACAGGTAGCAACAATATCTTAATTCAGGCTGGAGCAGCGGCGTTTCCATCCGCCACACAGTCTAATAGCATACTCATAGGCCCGAATATTTACGCGACCGGTACTTATACCGGATCCGCGATGCGGATGGGAATTGGAAACGGGACATTTCGAGACCCACGGGCGACGCTACACGTTAGGGCGTACAACAAAAGCATTAACGACACTACTTTTTGTGTTAGCAATAGCACGGCAGAGGCGTCCGTATATCATAACCTTTTTATCACATCGGATGGCAGAACCGTAGTACAAAACGAAACCGCTACAAACGTAGCACTCGAAGTGCCAAGCGGCGATACTGATTTTTATAACGACAGTCGAATCAGAGGGACTTTGGAAGTCAACACTCTTTCCGGCACTGCAACACAGCTCGGTGCGTTCACGTCAGGCAACGTGGCCACAACCGCAACCCTCGGAGCCGGGCTGTCTTTCAGTTCCGGAACGCTGAACGGGGCGTTCCTACCCCTCACCCTGACAGGCGCAACCGAAGTAAACACCGCCGGGCAAACGCTCCGGATTCGGGACGCGGGGAGCTATCCGGATGTGTTTATGAACAACACGTATTGGCTTGCCGCCTCATCTGCGCTAACATACATAAGCGTTGGAAGCGATCTCGATACAATAAGCATTGTAACGGACAGGGGAATAATCCTGAACACAAACGGGAACATTGACGCAATCGGGGATACATTAAAAATAGACGCTAACCTCGGAGATGGGCATGTTCGCATGACTGGCAACCTCGGAGTTGGCGACATCACTAACGGAGACGGAATAACACTTGCGGCATACGCGGCGGGCAACATCCTTACAAGTGTAACAATAGACGGCACCGGAAATTCCGGGCTGTTATTCGACGACGGGGCATTAACACTATCCAACAACCTGTCAGAAGTTGCAGACACCGTAACCCGAACCCTCGGAACCGGCCAGCAAATCTATGCTAACGGGTACGCAACGTATTCTGGCAGTGGATTCACGTATAGCAGTGGGCGCATTACAAACGGCTCCGGCGCGTCTCGAATTTGCAAAATCCGGTACTATTTCACAGCGGAAACGGCGGGGGTACTTACAGATGCGCTCACGGTTCGGGTAATGATTTGGGACGGCGCAACCTACATGGAACACCGGGCGGGACGGCTGACTATGACGTTAAATGACGACTGGGAATTAACCGGATCAAAGGAGACGATTATCACGCTTCCTGACGGAGACGGGGTGAATATCGCATTCGATTCTACCGATGGCCTTGACGTTTCCAATTTTGGGTATGTGATTGAAAAAATCTAACAGGCATGAAAAAGATACTTTTCCTATTCCTGCTTATCCCCGTGATGGCACAGGCGCAAAAGCCAGTACAACTTCCGGTAAATTATTTTGACGGCGCGGCGATTATAAGCACAGGCGACACAATTCCGTACACATGGGCGCGGGGCATCGCTACACCTCCGGGAAGACTGGAAGTTCGGGGCTACCCGCAAATATCGTACCCGTCACTGCGTGTACCCGACTGCGAAGCATGGGAAACGTTCAGCGCTTGGGAGGTAAAGAACTCGAACATAATCATGTGTAATCACGCGTGGGCATACGCAGAATGGAACGAGGTCAACACGCTCGATTTGTTCACAACACTCGAAATGCCGCCGCCTTGCGGACGCACACGCCACGAAAACGAAGCCCGGATTTGTCGCACTTGCTTGCGGCATGAAACGCGGGTAAGGATGCACGGCATGAAAGAAGTAGAACGAAAATCAGAATTTCAAACACTGCTTGAAAAAATAAACGACAGATGAAAAGTATAATCTTAGCGGCTTTGATGCTGCTTTCTATTTCGGTTATTGCGCAAGAGCGAAGCCTCGACACCGACAGCCTCGGAGCGCTTACAAACGTGGCGGGCGTGTTCTTCCAAACCCGATTCCTTGTGTACAGTAACGGGGAATCAGAAACCTACAGATCGTGACTGGGAAAC